CGGGAGAGATGCTGAAGTGGTTGCGCCGCATGAGGTACTTGACCTCCGATATGGGCTTCACTTCAGCAGGAAGCCCGAGCATCGAAAGCTTCTCTACCGTGGCCCTGGTCGCCGGGCATTCGCCCGCCGTGTATACGATCACTTCGACCTTCTCAGGCATCGTCGTTATCCTCCTGATCCCAGCCCGCCGTTGGCTCCGTTGGAACCTCGCCCTCGTCCCGCAGTTCGCCCGTCTCGGTGTCGACGGGCGCCTCTGGCTCGGGTGCTGGGACCGGGATGTTGATGGCGGCGACCTCGGCCGCCGCGCGCATCTGCTCCCGGATGTACTCGGCCGACGTCGGAACCCACTTCTCCAGCTGGTGGACGGCAGACTTGAGCCACATTTGCTCGGGCCAGTTCTGCCACGGCGAGTACTCGCTGTCGGAGCCCTGAGAGGATTTCTTGATCTTCTCGATGGCTTTCCTGTTCAGCACGACGACCTTCGAGTAGGCGCCGTCCTTCATCTGGGCGTAGGCGTAGACGAGCCGGAGCTGGCCACGGTCGTCGGCGTCCCAGTCGATTTCGTGGTTCGGGATCTTGTCGTGGCCGGGCCGGTACGAGAACTTGTCGTTCGTGTAGACGACCTCAGCGATGACCGAGGACACGGCGCCTGCCCGGTAGATCAGTTCGATTTCGCCCTGGTAGCCGACGATCCCGAGGATTTCGAGGCGGCCCTTGACCTTGCGCGGCGTCAGGTAGAACTGCTGTGTGCCTGGTTCGAGTCCGAGCCGGGCCGATTCCAGCAGAGCCTGCATGAACGCGCCAGGGTTGTTGTTGGCCGCAATCTCCAGTTCGTATCGGCCGGTCTGGGCGTCGACCTTGCCGCGCTTGAGAGCGGACTGGGCGAGACGAAGCCACGTCTCCCCCTTGATGTGCGAGGGAAGGACGGACGTGAAGCTGTCCCGGTACTCCTGGATCATGGCCGCCGGGCCCTTGTTCTGGCGCTGGACGGCGTTGCCGATGGCTCCCATTCAGTCTTCCTCTTCCCTGTACTTCTGGATGTCTTCGTCGGTGGGCAGGCTCTTGCCGATGGTCAGGTAGGGTGTTCCCTCGCCCTTGGCCATGCGGGTGAAGATCGTCTTGTTTGCGTACTTCGCCCATTTGGCTTCGCCCATGAAGTCGGCAATCTCGTTCTTCCAGAACGCCTCTTCGAGGGCGCTGGCGACCGCCTTCTCGTGCGCCTTGAGGAACCCGACCGCCAGTTCGTGGGGCAGGTCGATGGGGCGTGGGTCGATCTGGGGGTGCAGCTTCCGGAGCGCCTGATACGTGAACTGGCTTCCGTCCAGCGGCGGTTGCTCCCTCGCCGCGAGGGAACGCTGGAAGGCTTCGACGCGCTCGATGATGAGCGGGACGTCCTCGGCCACGTCGTCCCACTTGACGACGTATTCAGCGAACTCGAACGACGGCGAGCCAAAGAGAACGGGGACCCGCACTTCGCGGATCCCCGTCACCATCATCTGGAACGTGCCTTGGCACAGGTAGCCGGGCGGCACTTGGGCCGTCAGCGGCTCCCCCCAGTCGATCTTGTCCTGGTCCGTCTTCACTTCGACGGCGATGGCTTCGCCGTCGCGGGAGCCGACGGCGTCCGGTGCGGCCGTCCAGTCCTCGCGCTCGGGGTGGCGGAAGCCGTGCGCCCGGTAGACGTCAATCTCCGGGTGCTGGTCGACGAACCACGCGAGGACGGCCGGTTCGAGGTACTTGCCGCGCTCGGTGGCCTTGTTCCCCTCGTCGGGCTCGATGGTCCCGGCCATCTCGTGCCAGAGGGCGAACGCCGACTTGTACGGCGAGAGGCCCATGATGGCGGCCACCTTCGACGCGGATATGACCTTGTACCATTCGGCGCTGCCCGGCTCTAGCGGGTCGCGCAGCATGAGCTTGGTCAGTTCGCTGACGGTGGTCATCAGTTCTCCCATTTGATCGTCGCTGCGCGCATCTGCTGGCCCCCGGCTATCTGGACAGCCACCCGGATACGGCCTCGGAATACGACGGTTCCCATCACCTGGCGGCCCGTCCCGTCGTGGTAGACGACGCCGTCGCCCGGCCGCAGTTCCCTCGGCTTCCGGGTCATGCTGGCCATGCTCGCGAGCACGGTGGGCACGACGAACGGCTCGGCCTCGCTCATTCGGGGAGCCTCGCAATCCTGAAGTCGTCCGCTGACTGGTCCTCCCGCTGGCATCGGATGCACCGGATGTCGTGGTGGCTCGTCGTGATGACGACGGAGTTGCTTATCTTGTGGAAGTGGCAGAGCAGGATGCCGCCGTTGATCCGCCCGCAGCAGTGGCCGAACATGATCCATTCGGCCTGCTGGGCGCAGCCATGGATCGACTCGCAGACCATGCCGGGCTGGAAGTCGATGGCCGCGAGGACGTCTGTCAGTTCGTCAACGGCGGTGCTCACTTCGACTCACGCACCTTCCGGGCGACGGCGATCCAGCCATCCCGGCATGGGTATGTCTGGTCCTCCCAGGGAAGGACGTTGTCGTTGCCTGACGCCGAGCGGTACGCCTCGAACAGGGCCTTAGCTTCGGCCTCCACTTCGGCTTCCGCATTCAACGCCACGGTGACATAGGCGCGCAGACAGCGGACGGCTCCGTCGGGGCTGTGGACAGACTGGTTACTGTCCCCCGTGAATCCAGCGTTCTCCAGAACGGCTAGAGCGAGCTTCGGGGCCTCATACGTGGGCACGAGGACGCCGCAGTAGTTGACTTCCACGAATGCACCGTCGGGAGCGGAAGCGCTCGGGCGGACACTGACGGCGAACGCGCCGCCGTGGGCGTCGTGGTACTCGTAGCGGTCCCATTTCGTCGGGGTCATGGCATTACCTCCAGATGTTCGGCCGCGAAGATGGCGGTCCACGAGTGGTTGTCCAGGTCGACTTCGACGGTGCCGGACGGGAACGTCTGCTTCACCGTTCCGGTCTCGTCGAAGTAGTTCGGGTGGTCGGACTGGTAGCCCTTCGTGATCCGGACTCGCTTGCCGACGGTGACGTTCGGGTAGCCGAAAGCTGGGTTTGCGCTCATGGGCGGTGGTACTCCTGCATTGCTTGGACGTGGTGGAGATGGGCTTCGGCCTTGTAGATGGCCAGCTGAAGCTGAGAGAGTGCGTTGAGCCCGGAGCGGCCGCTGTGACCGTTCGAGTAGAGGCCGTCTTCGGTCCGGAACATCGGGATGCCCATGTCCTCGGGCTGGGCGGCGATCCAGAACGGCTCCCCGGTGAACGTCTCCGTCTCGAACCAGAGACGCCATTTCTTGTCTCTGGCCTTTAGCGGTAGATGCTTCTGCGTCACCACGACGGCGACCTCGTCGTCAGACCCGGTCTGCTCGTGGGGATCCACGTAGCCGACCGGGAACGGGAGCACTTCGCGCTCGGTGTGGTCCTCGTATTCGACGTGCTCGGCAGTCATCGTTTTTCTCTCTTCTCGTGGAAGAGCCCCCTCGGCATTTCGCGGAGGGGGCTCGGTCTGGGGGCCGTGCGGGGCGCAGGTCGGTTCATGGCAGCGGCAGAAAGGTCCGGCAGAAAGAACCGCCGAACCGCCTTCAACCAGTTGTTAGTGCTCTACTGCGTGTGCCGGTGGTTGTTGACGCCCCGCACGGGGCTTTGGGAAGCGCGTAGGGCGCAGGTCGCGCCATGGCAGCGGGTGGAGGCACCCGGCATCTTTAGGCCCGCCGGTACGCCTTCGACAGCCACACGTGAGATTGGACTAATTGCCGGGACTGTCGTTTACGCCCTACGCGCTGGTCTAGGTGGTCGTCATTTCCTTCATGACGTGCCGGATGGCGGCGTTCCCCGTCGGATCGGGGTGGAGCGCCTTGAGCAGCCCTTCGGGGTCCAGCCCCATCAGGTACTTGAAGTTCCGGCGGACCCAGTTCTCGTCCAGGTGCGGAAAGTGGTACATCAGGTGGTCGATGCAGTCCTTCTTGGACATGCCATCCATCGACTCCTGGAGAAGCCCGACGTGGGCATAGGTGAACTCCATTGGAATCCTCTGACCGGGGGTGCAGTAGGGGGGTGTTACTCGGTGGGGAGGCTGCGAAGCCAGCGGTGCAGTTCTTCTACGAGAATCACTGGCCGAGTCTTCGTGGGGTGGACCTTGATGAGGTCGCCCTTGTCGATGGCCTCCCGGATGGCCCAGATGCTGGTGCCTGCGGACTCGGCGGCTTCCTTGATGGTCAGCGCGAGTCTCGGTGGACTCGGTGGCTGGACTGCCTGTGTCATCTCAGATGCCCTTGACGAGTTCCGCCATTGGGACTTCGAGGGCGAAGGCAATGCGGCCCAGTTCCTCGATGGTGATGGTGTGGGGCCGCTTGTCGAGCTTGTCGTACAGAGTGGCCTTCGCGATTCCGACGCCTCTTGCGAGCAGGTCGGCCCGCGTCAGTTTGCGATCCGTGAGGATGCGCATGACGTTCGCTGCGGCAGCTTCGCCGCTTGCGTTCCCATTTGGGATTCCCATATGAGAAGCATGTACCCGTGGGGGAACCCTGACAAGTAGTCTCAATAAGGAAAAGGAATGGATAAAACCGGAGACGGCTCACTCACTTGTATGAAGGATCCGACACGCACGTTCCCAAATGCTTATCCGCGTCCCATAATGGGAAGTACGCTACCAATACGGGACCATCCGAACGGCCGACCGAAAGAGCACCCTGGGATGACTGACGATCAAGCTGCCAAGGACTACGGGAAACGGATACAGAAAGCGGTACGGGCACAGATCCGCGCCGAGATAGCCGCAAGGGGGCTCAAGCGCGCCGACGTCGCGGCCGCAGCCGGGCTATACGGCAGCACGCTGAGCCGCTACCTCAGCGACACAGAAGATCGGGCCATCCCCGTGGACGTCCTGGGCCAGCTGGCCTTCGCGCTCGGGCTGGACCCAATCACCCTCGTCAGCCGGGCCGACCGTCGGCTCCGCGAGGATGAGGGCGACGGCGACGACGAGCCCGAGCCCGGCGTAGCCTGAGCGCACAAACACGAGAGGCCGGTCCACTAGGGGTGGGGACCGGCCTTCTCGTTGTATCCACGCGGCTTTACGTGAACTGGGTGACTATCTGCACCAGAAGTTCCGTGAGGGTCATGCCCATCGTGGCCGCCAACGCTCCCAGCTGCGCCACGGTGGGCACGAATCGGTGGCCGTCGTCGTCCGCTGGACCCGTAACTGGATCTTCTTCGATGCTGATGCTGCTCAAGGTCTGCCTCCCCGAGATGTAGCTGTATGACCATGTCCCCGCTGTGGAAACCCGGTGGGAGGCTGGCCGCCGGGTTCTTTCCACTTGGTTGTTTCAGTGAACTATGAATCCCGTATATGGAGTAGGGACTTTAGTCACTACCCAGTCAACCCAATTGACAGCTAGCCGTCATTCGGTTGGCTCTCCGGTTAGCAGTCGACTCATCTTGTGCATGGCCGCCTCAAGCTGCGGCAGATCCTTCCGCGTCCGGTACGCCAGCGTCTGCTTCTCGTCGGCGTGGCCCACGATGTCCCGCACAGTTTGGATCGGCACTCCGGCGGCCAGCAGAAGATCAACGGTCGTGTGCCTGGAGTCGTGGAGCCGGATCTTCGCGCCGTCGATCCCGGCGGCCGCCAGCAGCGGCTTCCAGTTCAGCGTCGCGAACTCCGGAGGGACCGGTGAGCCGTCCGGCTTCGTGAACACGAACCCGGACGTGCGGTCCTGCATGTGCATCGCGAGGATCGAGCGCAGCGGTTCGACGAGGGGAACGATTCGGGTCCCGGAGTCCGACTTCGGCTTGGCCAGGTAGAGGTTCTTCTCAACGTGCCGGTACTCCCAGTTCTTCGACGCCTTCGAGATGTCGGCAATGCGCTGAAGCTGCCACGCGAAGTCGATCACTCCCCCGCCGTCGGGCCGGAACTCGATCCTCTCGGCTTCGAGGCCCATGACCTCGCCGCGCCGGGCGCCAGTGAGCAGGAACGTCGCCCACATGGCCCGGTCCGCAACCGGCAGGTTCCCCAGATGGCTGAGCAGCTTGATGGCCTGCTCCAGCGTCAGGGACGTCCGCTTCGTGTTGTTCTCGGCGGGCCGGTCGACGAAGTCGCATGCGTTGAACGTGACCTTCCGGAGTTTCTTCGCGTCGGCCAGCGCCTTCGACAGCGTCCCGTGAACCTGCCGGATCGAGCCCGAGGTCATGTCCTTCGCTTCGAGGGCCTTGTGGAGCTTCAGGACGTCGTCGGGCTGGAGCTTCCCCAGGGGTTTCGTCCCGAGCACGGGGATGATGTGATTCTCAATGTGATTGGTCTGATTCCCGATGGTCAGGGGCCGCGAGCGCTTGGCCGAGATTTCGTCGAGCCAGTAGCGCATCCACTGGGCCGTCGTCAGCGACCTCCCGGTGGGCAGGTCTCCGTTCTCGGCAAGCTGGGCCTTGAGCCTGGCAAGCTCCGCGACGACGTCCGGCTTGAGCTTCCTGGCTACGACCTTCCGGCGGCGCTTGCCCGGCTCGGCGGGCAGTTCGACGACGGCGCACCAGAGCCCGTCGCCTCGCCGGTAGAGGCCGCCTTCGCCCTTGCCCCGCGTCTTCTTCTTACTCGGCATCGGAGAACTCCCGAGCCATGTCCTCAAGGAACGGGACAATCTCGTACGCATCGTAAATGGATGCGCTCTTGGCTTCCCGGCTGAGGGCTTCGAGGATAGCTGGGAGGGCCTTCTTGATGATCGCCTTCCGCTTGACCGAGACCGGGCCCCTATAGAAGTTGGACGAGATGATGTCGTCGATGATCTTCTCTGCGTTGCTGAGGTCCAATGTGCTTGCTCCTGGGGTGGGTGGGTGGTGCGGCTTCGTGCCGGGGTATGCCAACTGTAGCCATTACTGTAGCCATAGGCTAGGGTCCACGCGGGTCCGTACGGGTTCAAAAACCCGCGAGATTCCGCCAGTTTCCGCGAGATTTCCGCGCAAATGCTAGTGTTCCCAACATGGAATTATACTTCGAGCAGAAGTGGAAAGTAAGCCGCTAACCGTTGGGATTACTGGGCTGGCTACCCGAACTGTAGCCGAAACTGTAGCCATCACTCGTTTTCTGCCGGGAACCCTTGACCTCTCCGGGAAGAACGGTCCAATATGGGAATCCCATACGGATTATCCAACGATTGGAGCTTCCCGTGAAAAGACTGGGAGCACCCGCCGCAGCAGCGGCCCTAATCATCGGGCTCGCCGGGTGTTCCGGCACCCCACAAGCGGCCGGTGTCGGGACTGCCGGTTCTGCCTCGCCAGCAGCACCGGCACCGGCTCCCACCTTCAAAGGTGAACCGGCTGGCAAGTTCGCGCTGAAGACGAAGTCCGGCGCCGCCGTCACGTTCAATCTGCCGACGCCCGCAACCGACCCGAACGTGGCCCCCATTGAGGCGTATCGGGTGAAGACCGGAGCGGCCCCCGTCACGTACCTGATTGCCGACGTCGACAACCGGAACGGCACGCAGCCCGTGAACATGTACCGCGTCATGGCCTTCGACAAGCAGGGCCACGAGTACGACTTCAGCCTGGTGTGGAACCTGGTCAACTCGTGGGAGCCCGTCTTCGGGGAAGACTACAAGTGGAAGACGCGCTCCGGCGCGGTGCTGGACGATGCCACCGGGCAAGCCCTGTCCAACGAGGGCAACGACCTCCAGAACACGAACCTCAACGGGGCCGACATAGGCGCCCGCAAGACGCTGGTGCTCGCGTCGAAGTCAACCGACCTCCCCTCGGAGTTCACCCGAGTCGCCGTGATGCCGTCCGGCGCCTTCGGTGAGGAAGAGGCGACGCCCGCACCATAAAGAACCCCTTCCAGTGCGGTGGGCGGGGTCTACCCGCGAGGCAGCCGACTGGAAGGGTAAAAGGGACTCCCCCTGTCTGCTGGGGACGGGGGGAGTATCCCGATCAGAACGCTGGCATCGCGAAGCTCTCGCGGGCCGCGTGCGGATCCACCGACGCACAGGCGACGTCGCCGCTTTCGGTGTGGATCCACCGGCCGTGCCAGACGTGGACGTGCTGGCCGCACATGACGCACTCGGCGCCCGCGTAGCCCTCGCAGGTCGGGTTCTCACTCAATCTCTTCACCCCTCTCAGTGGTGCTCATGGCACTTGACTTCGCCGTCATCGTCGACGACGGACCAGTGCTCCCAGCGCTCTCGGTAGTCGCGCACGGGAACGTCTTCCTCGAACTTCCGGACGCCCTCCCGCGCTGCCGCCAGTGCTTCCTCGCGACTGTCGAACTCGATCCGCTCGTACGGCGTGTAGAGCGTCGCCTTCATCGCAGTGCTCCCTCGTATTCGTCCATGCAGGGCCAGCAGATGCCGCCCTCGAACTTGATGTAGGCGCCGCACACGCGGCACCGGATGTAGCTGGCTCGGATGGCCGCAACCTGCTCGGGGGTCATGTTCCGTGTACTCTTTCGCATGACATCAAGACTACGCTCACCTTATGGAACGTCAAGAGGCTAGGGCCGCCAGAGCGCGGATTATTCCGTCAGCTAACCCTATTGACCTTCACTAAGATCAGCGTATCGTTGATTGCGAGCCCCGGAGACGCCGGGACAACCCAAACCGAAGGAAAGTCAGATGTCCGCAGTTGATGTCGTATCCAGCCGAGAGACCGCTTGGATGCAGCTGGGCACAGTGCTCGAAGGCAACTTCGACGCCGCGACCGCACTGAAGGAGGCTCACCTGTCCGGCTGGAACGTCCGCAAAGAGGCGATCCGCACGGCCTCCGGGCTCGTGATCCCCGGCCAGTGGGGCGTTATCTACGACAACCCCGTCTCCGGCCAGACCGAAGTCATCGGCGCCCGCGCTGGCAAGGGCGGTGTCGTGGGTGACATCTACTCCCCGATCCAGAACGAGGAACACACCGGCATCCTCGATGCCCTCGTGGGCGAGTCCGGCGCCTGGTATCACGCGGCTGGCCAGCACCACGGCGGCCGCGACGTGTTCCTCTGCATGGAGCTTCCCGAGCACATCAGCGTCCAGGGTGTCGACGACATCAAGGTCTACCTGACGGCGATGAACAACCACTCCGGCGACGCCGCGTTCCGGCTTCTCGTCAACCCCGTCCGTATGCGCTGCACCAACATGCAGGCGGCCATGATCCGTGGGGCCAAGCGGAAGTTCACCATCCGCCACACCACCAACGCGCGCCAGAACCTCGAAGAGGCGCGGCAGGCTCTGGGCTTGACGTTCAAGTACCTCGAAGGATTCGAGGCCGAGGCCGAGAAGCTTCTGGATCAGGCGTACACCGAGGCCGAGTTCGACAAGCTCGCGAAGCAACTCATGGGCGACCCCGAGGAAGCGACGTCGAAGCGCAACGCGACGTCGATCCAGACCGCCATCGACGGGCTCCGCTGGTCCTTCCTCGAATCCCCCACGAATGAGGTCATTCGTGGCACGAAGTGGGCCGCATACCAAGCGGTCACCGAGTACGCCGACTGGATGTTCCCGGTGCGCGGCGACAACAAGTCCGAGCTTCGCGCCCTCCGCACCGTCGAAGGCCGCAACGACGAACTCAAGCTCTCCGCATGGGACGCACTCGTCCTCTCGTGAAAGACCGGGGAGGGGTGGCTGTCCCCCACCCCTCCCCCAACCCCAGCCAGAAAAGAGCAGGAAGATGATCTACGTTATGGCCGAGCGTCCCGCGTGGACCGTTCGGGAGGGCGACAAACTTCCGGGGCTCGGGCGAATCCGCTCAGTGTCCCAGCTGATGGAGACCGATGCTGTCTGTATCGTCTACGGCAGCGACGGAGAGTTCGCGATCTACAACGCGAACGAGAAGATCCCCGTACTCGTGCGCCAGGAAGGAATCTGATGGACAACTCGAACTACCCGCCCGGCGTGTCCGGCAACGAGCCTATGATCCGTGGCGAAGAACTGCTGGAGTGGGAGGACCACTACAAGGCCGTCACGGACGACACTGGGAAAGCCGCGCGGTTCGAGACGCGCGCCGAGGTCGAAGAGTGGCTGGAGACGTGCAGGCAGCTTCAGGATGCCGCGAAGGCCGCTGGGCACAGGTACGTGGAAGGGTCACATGGGAGCATCCGTAATGCCACCTTCCCCGATATGCGCGAGCGCATCTGGAGCGTTATCGAGAGCGGCGACGAGGACTTTATGTTCGCCTTCCCTGGCGTCATCGACGACGACGCCGCCTACTACATCCTGTCCACCGAGCCGGTACGCCCCGAGCACCGTGACACCGAGTTTCTTTACTAACCAGGTCTTACTATGGACCTTATGGCAGATTACTTGGACTACGACGACGTCGCGGCCCTGACGAACATCAAGCGGGATACGCTGATGGTCTATCAGTCCGAGGCGAACAGGCGCCGACGGGAGGGCGTGTCGAAGCCTGGCGACATGCCCCCGCCGGACAAGGTGTTCGGGGCTAGCCCAGCATGGAAGGAAACGACCATTGAGCAGTGGTTGGCCCGACGTCCGGGCCGTGGTGTGGGCGGGGCTGTGGCCCGGCAGCTGAAGCGCGAGCGCGAGCGCTACTTGAAGCAACAGGGTATTGACGGTGAACTAAGCTGATCTTAGTCTAGATAGGTGAGGTCGGGATGGTCCCGGCGAGAGAGGCAGAGATGCAGAGCTACGAAGAACTTCTCGAAGCGGGCCGGAAGCGCGACGCCGAGCTTGACCAGGTTGGCCTCACCCGAGAGGAACTGGACCGGATCGAGACCGAGTCCCGCCCAGTGGCCCTCGGCACCGAGAAGGTCGCGAGCGGCCACACCTACTGCATCGGCGGTCTCTTCCGTGAGGAAGACGGCGTCGTCCGCTCGTCGACCCGCTGCCGCAACATCTCCGCTTCTGCGGTTCGCCGGAAGCTCGTCGCCTTCGCGATGCAGGAGAGCACCGTCCGCGTCGAACACTGGATCGAAGCGTTCTAGAAACGACGAAAAGCGCCCCCCGCCGATGAAGGCGGGGGGCGCTTTTGCGTTACTGGATGATGAATGTTCCGGCCCATTCGACGTCGTACCGTCCGGCATTGTCGGGGTCGGGGATCTTGAGCCAGAGGTCCCACGTTCCGATGGGCTGGCTCGATATGTCGACGGCGATGGATCCGTCCGCGACGCTCGTGGCGTTCCAGCCGCCCGTCGGCGTCGGGCTTCCCGGCTTGGTTCCGCTCGCGTTCGGGTCGGTGTTCGCGGCGATGGACGCGAGGACGCCGGACTTGATGCCGACTATCGGGGCGTTCCCTGGGCCCGTCCTCTTCCCGGCGTAGGGATAGACGTACTGCCCGGTGCCGAAGTAGTAGACGTTCACTCGATCCCAGCCTTCCATGGGGGCCGCTGCACGTTCACAGTCCAGCGGTTCGGCTCGATGGTTGCGGTGAAGGGCTTCGGGCCGATGTAGGCGACGAAGTCCGAGAACGCTGCGTTCGGTGTTGCGATGGTGGCGATGCACGTGTCCGTGATCCCGACCGTCTCGGTGGGCGCCTGGTATGCGACAACGACGACCGAGGCCGAGTCGGAGATGCCCGCCGCGTCGGCCAGCGTCTGGAAGACGGCCGCCGCAGTGCTCGCGGTATCCGAGAGCCCGACCGGGTCCGAGGCTGTCCTGGCGAAGCCGACCGAGGTCGTGTAAGCGTCTGTGAGCCCTTCAGGGTCCGCGTACGCCTGGTTGACCGCAGCAGTGGTCGAGAGGCTGTCTGTGAGCCCCACGGCGTCGCTCGCCGCCTGATTCACGCCTGCCGCCGACGTCGCCGTGTCGGTGATCCCAAACTGGTCGGAAAATGCCTGCTGCTGGTCCTGTGTTGCGGATGCAGCATCGCTGATCCCAATTGGATCCGACGGGTTGCCCGAATACAGGGTGCCGTTCCCGGCCGCGTCGAAGATCCCGATGTTGTCCGCCGCCACGACCTGCTGGTTCTGGACCACCGAGACCGAGTCAGTCAGCCCGACCGCGTCCGCCGGGAACTGGCCGAAGCCGGTTGCCGACGTCGCCGCGTCCGTGAGCCCGACGCTGTCGGCCGGAGCCTCGAACTGCGACTGGACCACCGAGGCAGCATCCGAGACGCCCACGGGATCCGAGGGTGACTGGAACTGCTGCTGCACGACGGCGGCCGCGTCGGTGAGGTTGACGGTCTCCGACGGCGCGAGGAACTGGGACTGCGCCAGGGCCGCCGAGTCGGCCAGCCCGACCGGGTCGGACGGCGACTGGACCTGGCTCTGGACAACCGAGGCAGCATCGGACAGCCCGACCGGATCGGCAGCGGCCTGCTGCTGGGACTGCACCACGGAGGCAGAGTCGGTGATCCCCTCCGGGTCAGCCGGGTTCTGCGTGTAGTTGGTCCCGTTGCCAGCGACGTCCGTGATGCCGAGCGCATCCGACGGGGTGACCGATTGGTTCTGGATCTGCGACTGGGCGTCCGCGATCCCCACCGAGTCGCCAGCGGCCCTCTGGAGGGCTTGGACCGGCGCCGAGGCATCCGTGATGCCCACGGAGTCCGCAGCGGTCAGGAACTGGGTCTGGACGATGCTGACCGAGTCCGTGAGGCCGACGGCGTCGGCCGGGCTCGCGGTGTAGTTGGTCCCGCCGCTGTTCAGTACGCCGGAGCCCGCGTCGGTGATCCCGACGGCGTCGCTCGCGGTGACGAACTGGCTCTGCACCTGGGCTTGGCTGTCGGTGATACCGAGGGCGTCGGCTGGCCCGCGCACGAGCGCCTGCTGCGGAGAGCCCGTGTCCGCGACGCCGACATTGTCAGCCGGTGCGACGAACTGGTTCTGGACGACGGAGACGCTGTCCGTGAGGCCAACCGGGTCGGCCTGAGACCGAACCATGTCCTGCTGGGCGGCGCCGACGTCGGTGATGTTCTCCGGGTCGGCCGGTGTCAGGAACTGCTGCTGGACCTGGGCCAGCGCGTCGGTGATGTTCTCGGCGTCGGCAGGGCTCTGCGTGTAGGCCGTGAAGACGGACGTGCTCACGCTGTCGGTGATCCCGACCGGGTCCACTGGCGGCTGCCACGTCCAGACGGTCGTGTTGTCCCACCGGGTGTCAGCGAACGTCGACGCCGTCTCGTGGCCGTGCTGGAACGAGTCGATGGAGCCGGACCAGAGGTTCAGCCCGGTCGCGTTCAGCTGCTGGACGTCGTTGACCCACACGTTGATCGTCGAGTTCGCGCCAGCGGTGTAGATGACCTCAAGCCGGTACTTGAACCACGTGCCGATGGTCGCCGTGCCGGTGCCCACCTGGAGGAACCGGTAGGTGTTCGTGTTGTCCCGGTAGCGGAGCCAGAACTGGAGGTTCGTGCCCTGGACGTAGCAGTCAGCGATCCTCGTGCCGGACGAGAAGAACCGGAGGCCCGACGAGTTGTTGCCCGAGCCGGGGTCCGTGACGACCTGCATCTCGGCTTCGGCCATGACGTGGTCGGCGGCCGGGATGTTCTTCCGGACGTAGGTGGCCCCGCCTGGGTTGGCGGACTGGATGTGGAGCCCGAACGATCCCTGGTACGCCGAGGCCCCGTCTACCGTGATCGACCCGCTCGTGCCGACGACGACCGAGTCCCACTTGGACGTGTTGCCGGTCTCGTAGTCGTCGGTGAAGCTCAGGTTCTCGGCGTAGGCGTTCTGGTTCTGGACCTGGGATGCGGAGTCGGTGATGTTCTCGGCATCCGACGGGCTGGCTGTGTAGTTCGTGCCACCGGCCGCCTGAATCTCGATGCCGACGAGGGAGCCCTTCTGCCCCGTGGGGGAAGTGACGCCGAACGTCTGAGAACCCGCCGTGGCCGCCTGCTGGTAGGCGTAGTAGGCGACGTAGTTGGACGGGGACTTGTTGTCGATGCCCTCTTGGGTGGCGCTGTTCGCATAGGTGGGTGTGCCGGGGGCTACCGCGTTCCAGTCGCCGTCGCACCAGGAGACGGCGGACCCGTTGGCCGCCGTCGTAATCGTGGTCGTCGCGGTTCCGCTGGCGGACTGGATGGTCTTGACGCTGACCGGGGAGGCCGCCAGCTTGCAGGTAGAGCCGTCCCAGCGCTCCACCATCATCGAGTGCATGCCCGACCCGGACGCCGTGCCACTGGAAACAGTGATCGCGGTGCCGCCGGACGTGACGATGCCGGTCCATAGCCAGACGCCACAGTTGTTCGCCACAGCGTTGGACTGGCGAAGGGTCCAGGTGATGCCGCCACCGGTAGCAGTCGGCGTCGCCATAGTGACGCTGCCGCCGTCCTCGGACAGTGCCTTGACCACGATGATGTCGTTGGTGGACGGCGTGAAAGACGAGGTCGTCAGTGTGGTGTTCGTCGAACCTGTGACGAGGAACGTGTTGGTAGGGGTGAGAGACACAGACCCCCTTACGGTCCGGCGGTGATCTGGAGGGCCAGCACGTCGTTGATGACGTTTAGGCCGTTCTTGCCGAGCGTGTTGGCCGTGACAGTCGACGAGCCAACCGGAACCGCGTAGGCGTTCGCGCTGGTGTTCGGCGTCCCGTCAGCCCCGACACCGATGTAGATGTGCCCGAGGGTGCATCCCGTGGCCCGCGTTACGGTCGCATTTTGCAGCGCCTGTGTGTTCGCGTTCCACGGGATGCTGATAGTCAGTGTGTTACCGAGCGGGTCGTTGGCCGACCAGACCCATGGGTTGGGTGGCACGTACGTCCCGATCACAAACTGACCCCCCGGTGCTCGGTGTTACGGAATGCTGGTGATCGAGCAGGGAATGCCCGCCCAGCCGTTGTCCTCGTAGGCGACGGTGCAGGCGTACGCCCCGTTCGTCAGCCCCTCGTGGACATGTGCCCTGCCTGTCCCGGTGAGTGGCGGATCGTTGTCGAACCGGATGTCACAGGGGACGTCGACGAGCGTGCCCATGTCGACCGTGCAGTTGTACGTTCCCGCCGTGGCCAGCGGAGACAGGAGAACCTGGGCGCTGGTCGGTGCGGGGGTCGACGTCGCCGTAGCGGTCGGAGTCGCCGTAGCCGTAGCGGTTGCCGTAGGCGTCGCGGTAGCGGTCGCCGTGGCAGTCGCGGTGGGGGTAGGCGTTGCGGTTGCAGTCGCGGTTGCAGTTGGAGTTGCAGTTGCGGTTGCAGTCGACGTCGGGCTCGGGCTCGGGCTTGCCGAGGCCGGGGCGTAGTAGCGGGTCCAGTCCACGAACATCTGCGTCTGGCTCGTCGTCCCACTGTCCGGGAACCAGTCGAGCTGGAGCGTCTGGTGCGAGGACAGCGAGAGGGCCGCGAGGTCCGCCGCGTTCGTGTCCGTGAAGTACTGGACTCCGTCGACGTAGCCCGTGATCGAGCCGGGCTCCCAGTCGACCGCATAGTTGTGCCACGCGGTCCCGTAGTAGTTGTTAGCGCCGCTGACGACGTTCGAGCACGTGGTGTGCAGGTTGAACTGCATGTGGGTGAGGTCGCCGCCCCATCCCTCCGCGTAGTCAATCTCCTGGCATGTCGTGCTGGCGTCGTTGTCGGGCCACACGATGGACACCGGGTGATACTCGGGGATGCGCTGGGAGACCATCATGCGCGTCTCCCAGCGGCCATACTTCTGGCCGAACTTCGAGCCCATCCCGCCAGTATTGCCAGCGGCATCGCCCGTGATGGTGAGCATGTTGCAGCCGACCGAGTTGGCGGATGCCACGCGCTGGCCCTGACCGGCATTCCCGGCGCCGACGTAGACGTTCCACTTCGTTGGGTCGGGCGCCCCGCTGTAGTTGAACTCGTCGCCCGCTACGGGGGTGCCCCAGCCGAGGGTGGATGCCGCCGTGGTGCCGTCGCCAGTCGGCGTGTTACCTGGGCAGGTGCTCGTCGCGGTAGCGGGAGCTGCCGTAGCGGTCGGGCTCGGGCTTGCGGTGCTGGTGGCGGTCGCGGTGGCCGTCGGAGAGGCCGTCGACGTCGAGAACACCGGGATGTCCGCCGCCCCCACGCTGTTGTTTATGCGGCCGACGCCCATCGAATCTTCGATGGTGGCGAGCAGGTTGTAGTGGTTGTACTGGGCCCCGTACTGGCCCGGCGCGACGTTGGCCCCGTCGAAGAACGTCGCGATCTGGTTCGGGCTCGTCGACGAATCGTTCTCATCCCACGTCGTGATGAGAAGCGAGTTGTGCGTCTTCGCCCACTGGAGATACGTGTCCAGGTGGCTCTGCGCCCAGCTGTCGGCAGTCGCAATCGTGCCGTCGTGCATGTCGTTGTTCTTGTCAGGGATGACGAACGACACCTTGGGCAGCTGCGTGAAGTCGCCGGGGAACTGGGACATGTCCAGGTTGGCTCCCGCCGGGGTGGCTGGGTTCCATGTGTTGTTCCACGGCGAGTGGTACGAGGCGACGCAACACGTCGTCTCCGTGTACCCGGCGAACGACTCCCCCGCTGCCGCAAGCTGAGCGCCGAGGCTGTTCGAGTTGAACGTGTGCGGGAACGAATCGTCCGTCGTGCCCTGGGTGGAACCCGAGTACATGGCCAGATAGTTCGGCTGGGACGGGTGAGACTCAGCGATCATCTGCGTCAGGCTGGCACCCGAACTCGCGAGCGAGTTGAAGTAGGGCGCGCTCGTGTTGCCGACAATCTCGCTGTAGGTGTGGTTCTCTTCGACAAGGACCACGATGTGGTCGTAGGTGGGCACGCCGTTGACTGCCGCGACAGCCTGGGCGGTATGGAGCAGGGACGGCAGGGCCGCCGAGCCCCCGATGAACAGGAGGACGGCGGCCATAACCGCGATGATCTTGCGCTTCAATTTGGCTTCCTTGTGCTGGGGGGTCAGGAAGAGGGAAGGATCACGCGCCCTTGAGCGTGTGGGTCCAGGTGATGGTGAGGGTGTCGCTTGCGCCCTTCGAGCCGATGCCCGTGAGCAGGACGCGCGAGATGGTGTTCGCGGCGGCCGTGGTGGCGTTCGCGAGGATGTTCTCGTTGACGATGACCGCCTCGGTGATGGCCGAAGCCGTGGTCGCCGTACCGGCCGCGTACGTGACCTTGTAGGTGACGGCAGAGCCGTTGCCTGCCGTGTCCACGGCGGTCGGGTACGAGGCGTCGAAGCCCTGCTGGGAGCCCGACAGGTAGGTGGTCAGCGAAGCGCCCGAACCGTTCTTGGCGACAGCCGTGGAGCCGGTGCCGAGCTTCATGCCGGACGCGAGCGAGACCGAGAGGCCGGTCGCGGTGCCGAATGCGGTGCCCGCGCCGAGCGCCGTGCCGACGTAGATGGAGAACGTCGTCGACGAGCCGACGGCCGTGACCGCCCACTTGCCGTTGTAGCCGGACGGGGTGACGCCAGCGATGGTGACGGCGTCGCCCACCGAGAGGCCGTGCGCGGCCGACGTCGTGACGACGGCGGTGGTGCCGGTGGCGATGGCGGTGATGGTGAGGGCAGAGCCCTGGATCTGCGCCGCGCGAGCAGCGTAGTACTGGTCGCCCGTGTCGGTGACCAAGTTGTGATCCTCGAACCGTGCGATGAGATTGCCGTGCTCGTCGTGCTTCTCAACTACGACGTGGCCGATGATTCCGGATTGGTCGTTGCTCACATACCTCAGTTCTTGGTGTTCGCGGGGGTGGGCTTGATGCGTGCGTTGAGCACCCTGTCCAAGAGGCTCGTGTTGCTCCAGCCGAAGTGCGCGGCGACGGAGAGCAGAAGGCCGGTGAGCGTCGTGAGCAGGGCTTGGAAGACGTCGAACGGCGCCCCGGAAGCATGGGCGGACAGTGCGGTCGTCAGCAGCGAGATGAGCGCCGTCAAGCTCGCGGTCAGGGTCCAGCGGACCGAGGCCGGGGTCGACGTCGTGGCGAGCCAGCCGATGCCGAGCGGGAGGACGGTCTGGACGAGGAATCCGAGCAGGATCCAAATGTCGAAGTGGAAGACGAACATGGCAGTCCTTACTGGGGGTATCTGATGTCTGGGCGGGTGCCGTAGACGATGCGTGCCGCCAGTACGACGGCGTAGACAAGCCCGAGACCGGCGCCGATGGCGACGCCGGTCAGAAGCGCCCGCATTGGGTCACTTCGCGGGCTGTGCGAGCAGCTGGCTGCCGAGTGCCTGGAGCAGCGGAGCCGGGAGGTTGGCCTTGAGGTCGGCGGCGATTGCCGCTGCCGCCGTCTGGACCTGTGCGTCGGTCAGGTTCAACTGCGGGACCGGGAGGGCCGCCAGAGCGGAGTCCACATGCCCGGTCACGGCGTCTCGCGCTGCCGAGATGGCGCCGCCGAGGCTCTGGTCGAGCCGCTGGCGAAGCGAGGCGAGATGGGTCTCGGGCCATGCGCCCTGCCCGGTCTCGCGGTCGATGATGAGGGGAGCGCCGGGGAGCCCGGCATTGGAGCCGCCCGAGCCGCCGGGGAGCCCCCACATGTCGCAGAAATGCTGGATCTTCGACTCTGGTGACCAGTCCTTGTATTCCACTTCGTCTCCTGTGGGTGTAGCGCCTGCTGGGGTGCCGTAGGCCGTGAAGGTGGATGCGTCGCCGTACAGCACGTCGCTGTCGCCGCCGCTGACGTTCGTGTCTGCGTTCTGCCAGATCACGAGGAACGGCCACGGGGAAGGATCCCCGAAGCCGGTTGGGTTGTAGGCCGCGCCCCAGAGCCCGCAGTTGTAGTCGACGAGCGGCTGCCAGTTGTAGGCGGTGTTCTTCAGGTGCGACCAGTCGAGGTAGATGATCGGGACGAGGCCGGAGAGCGCGAACAGTTCCTGGGCGCACGCGAGGACCCATGCGACCGGGTTCGCAACGTGGTCGAAGAACGATCCTTCGACGTCGAGCGCGATGGGCTGGCCAACCTGCCACTTCTGGCTGACGATGCTCCAGAAGTACTGGGCTTCCGCCTGTGGCGTGTTGAGCCCGTTGCAGAAGTGGTAGTGGCCGACGAGGGCCCCCGCAGAGAGGCACCAGTCCACCTGGGCAGCCCAGTTCGTGTTCGGTGCGCCCACGCCCTCGGATGCCTTGATGATGCTGAAGGCGTCCCCGGTGAGCGGTGGGTTGCCGGGCTGCCATCCGGAGATGTCGGTTCCGTTGAGGGAGCCCGCGACGAGACCGGCGACGATTTCGTGGAAGGCCGCGTCGACGGTCTCCGGCTTCCAGCCGATGACTTCAGCGCCACAGAGGCTCATGGCCTACCTCTCAGTTTTCGGATGGCCTGACGGGTTGTGACGGCGCTAATCGCGAGCGAGACGCCGAGGATGATGGAGAGCGCGGCCTGAGCGAGCGCGGCGGCCGAGGTCGTGATGACGCCGACGATGCTGAGGATGGCCACGAAGCCGGACAGGATTGCCACGGCGATGTAGGGATTCGACCGGATGGCCAGCCCCAGCCGCTTCACCCGTTGACCCCGTTCATGATCGGCTGGACGACGTCGCCGCCGATGTCGAGCAGGTAGTCGAGCGAGGTCCAACTGAGCCACGCATGGCCCTGGTCGCCCCAGGCGGTGCCCCACGAGTTGCGGACGAGGATGGCCTGCCGCTTGATGTCGTTGCCGACGATGCACACCTGGTGGCCGCCAGCGAGGCCCGAGGCCGGGTCCACCTTGATGTTGTTCTGCGCGTCCGGGGTGAACATGGACTGGAACCAGTGGACGCCGATTGAGATGGGGCCCTTGTTCAGCAGACCGAGGGCGACGTGGGTGTTCCGGGTGTGAACGTAGTTGTCGATCCAGCCCCACTGCTCCAGCGCCTGCATCGACCACGCGCCCGTCGAGCCCGTGTCGTCCGGCGGGTACTGGCCGGGGATCTGGGAGTCGTCCAGCTTCGTCTCGGCTTCGTAGAGCTTGACCGCCCAGTCCTCATTGAGGTCGGCGGCAAGGCCGGGCTCGAAGAACGGGTCGCACGCCATCGTGCCGAGCGCGGCGTTCGCGGTGCAGGACCCGAGCTGGCCCTGGTCGAAGACCGGGACATGCTCGGTGTGGGTGACGGTCTTCAGCCTGGCGAAGAACGCCGAGACGCGCCGGGCGTCCTTGTCTGCGGGGAAAGCGTCGGGGATCTGCCGACGGCCCAGCCGGTAAGGGTTGGACGGATCTTCCGGGAGGTAGAGGAATGGTCTGCTCACATACTCCTAGTGGTGAAGCGTGTAGATGGTGACGACGACTGTGGCAATGGTGTAGATGAGGGTGAGGGCTACTGGGACGGCCCAGCGGTGCCACTCCGTGCGGTCGGTGTCCCGCTGGTCCCCGAGGCCCACCTTCTTGTCGATCCCGTCCAGCCGGTCGGACTCCCTGTCGACCTTCGCGGACAGCCGCTCGAAGTCGGCCTTCTCCACCTTCGAGTCGAGCCGGGCCGAGACGTCGGCCACTTCGGACCGGTCGGCTTTCCCTTCGAGCCGCCCGGTGAGGTTGTCGATCTTCGACTCAACTCGGGTCAGCCAGTTCTGGAACAGTTGGAATATCGCTTGGGCCGCAGCGGTGTTCTGCGCGTCGCGCGCCGCCTGGTCGTCGGCCATCACACACCCCCCAGTGCTCGGTGTTGCATCTGAGTTCTGGCCTTCTCGTGTTCGAGGGCCAGCACCATGGCCGCTGCGCCCGCCTCAATGGGGCTGTCGACGACGGTGAGTTCGTTGTCCTGCTTCGTCTCGGCTGAGAGCGAGAGGTTCGTGGATCCGGTGAGCAGGAACCGGAGGTCCAGAACGAAGCACTTCCTGTGCATGATGGCGCCATGCTCGGATGTGCCGACGGCGACGCTGTTCGAGTCCAGCAGCCCCCACTTCTGGAGCATCCGCTTCTCCACCGTGCCGCCAGCCTGGGACTGGTCCAGCGTGATCTGGCAGTGGATGTTCGGGTCCGCCAGCTTCTTCTCGATGGCCTCAGCGAGGGCGTCGTCGGTGAAGCCGTACATGGCGACGACGAGCTGCTGCGTGACGCTCTCGATGCCCGTTGTCAGGACGCCGTGGACGTCGTCGTACGGCGCCCAGAATCGGCGCCTGTCGGCGGGGTAGCCGGATGGCAGCGGGCCCCACGGCCCGTATCGGAACTGGTCGAGGTCTGTGAGTTCCATGTCACGCCGGTCCCGCGTAGACGGCCGTCAGCTGGCAGGGTTCGAGCGAGAGGTCGACGTTCAAGTTGCCGCCGGTTGCCTGCCACGCGAGCGCCTGGATGTAGTCGCCGGTACACATGCGGAGCGTCGTGGTGCAGACGAGCACCTGATACGTGCCGTAGCCGTTCGAGCCCGTGACGCGGTCGGATGTGCTTCCGTTCCGGTAGATGCCGATGGCGCGTTCCGCCGTGCTCGCGTTCGACTGGAACCGCATGCCGAAGCTGACTACCCAGATGCCTGTCCGGTTGGCTATGAGACGGTCATTGGTGACGTCCGCGATGGCCGTGCCGGAAGTGTCGTAGTCGATGGTGTCGAAGTTGATCGTGGTGTTCGTGGCGTTGCCGACGGTCTGCGCGGACGACTGGTACATGCGCGCGGCCGGGAGAGGGTTCTGGTGATAGGCGAAGAGTGCGGCGTCGAGCAGTGCTCCCACATACCCCCTAGACGATCTTCGTCAACCGGCCGTAGCCGGAGTACTGGAAGCGGTGCGCGGTTCGTGCGCCTTGGACCATCTCGTAGACGCCGACAAGGTGGCCGCTGGCGTCGTTCTCCAGTTCGGCCCAGCAGTCGGACGCCTCGCGGATGTTGCGGGTCGGCGGGGCGTCGCCCTGGTAGATACCGGCGATGAGCGAGACGCCCGTGTGCGACGTCCACGACGTGCCGTTGGTCGACGTCTGCATGGTGCCCAGCCCGGTGCCGCCCTGTGGGGCGACGAGGGTGTTCCCCGACGTGCCGCCCGACTGGAAGACGAGATGGTAGACGCCGGACATCGTCAGCCCCGTGGCCTGTAGCGGCAGGGAGACCATGCGCGCGCGGCCGGTGGGGATGAAGTCGGCGGGGATCTTCACCGTCGCCAGGATCGTGGCCGAGGGGACACCCGAACTGTCCGGCCGGAGCGTGACCGTGATGTCCGTCCCGCTGCCGAGCTTCTGGAGGGCGACTTCGACGCGGTCTATGGTGTCGACGTTCGATGGCATGGTGAACGGCTGGTCGAGCCACTGGCCGCTCAGAGTCCACGTCGTGCCCGGCGACGCCGAGGCGCCAGCGATGCCCACCTGGAGGGTCCCGGTGTTGTGGACCGTGAGCGTGTGGAGCCCGAGGCTCTGGTTGATCTGCCCCGACTGGGCCACCTGAGTCCCGCCGGAGATGGCGGCAAGGTAGGTGGGCGCATTCACCAGGAAGTTGGCCGAGTTGTAGTGGTTCGCCACCTGTGTCGACGTCAGCGCCGCGTTGTAGATGGCCACTTCGTCGATCATCCCGACAAACTGGTCACCCGGATCGTCGTGGGCGATCTGGAAGCTGGTTCCCGTCCCGGCCGCGATGGAGCGGCTGGAAGCCGTGGTGCCGATGAGGGACCCGTTGACGTAGAGCTTCATGTTCGTGCCGTCGTAGGTTGCGACGACGTGAGTCCACTGGCCGAGCGGCATGTAGTTGTTCGCCGTGGTGACCTGATCCGCCACCGAGTTGAGGTAGCGCTCGAAGTAGATGTTCCCGGCCGCGCCGACGGAGAACCGCCATCCCTGGTTCCCGCCGCTGGCGAAGAAGTAACCGGCGATGCACGCCACGAAGCCAGACGGCGGCAGCTTCTGAAGCTGGATCCACGCCTCGCACGAGAACGCCGAGGTCCCCGTGTAGGCGTAGTGGTTGCCCATGTCCACGTAGCCGTTCAGGAAGGCCACACACGAGTCGTTGTCCCCCTGCACGGCGCCCGGCATGCCACGGCTCAACTGGCCCGAGTAGGTGCCGATGACGGCGCCTGACCCGGCATCCGCCGCCGAGGAACCGGCGATGAGGTCCCCGAGACGCCAGTACGAAGCTGGGGAGTCCGCGAGCACCACCTGTGCGTATCCGACTGCCATTGGGTTCCTATCCGTTTACGAGGGTGAAGGTGACCTGCATCGTCATGGTCTGGCTGCTCGTCTTGACCACGGCCGGGCTGATGAGTACGTGGTCGAGCAGGATCCCCGAGGCCGACGCCGAGCCCGCCCCGCCGAAGACACCGGCCTCCGAGACGGTCCCGACTGCCTGGGTCAAACCGAAGAAGAACGACCACGAAAGCTGGCCGGATACGCCCGTGGCCTGAGAGACCGTCGAGCGGGCCAGTTCGTTGTAGAGCGCGGTGTCGGACTGTGAGAGCGTCCCCGTGCCGATCCCCACGGCCCCGTAGATCGGGGCGAGGAAGTACGGGGTGTTGAGCCCCAGGTTCGCTGCCTGATCCTCAATGCCGGACCAGTTGAGGGCCGACGCGAACGCCCCGAACCCACCGAGGGTGATGAGGTTGTGGCACTCGCGCCGGTCCACCAGTTCGCCATCCTCGAACACTTCGAGGGTGATGACGCCGACGATTCCCATGGATTCCTCTGCTACTGCCACGGGAGCGACCCCCAGTTGGCGCCAGCGGCATCCCACTTGAACGAGGCCGCGCCCGTGGTGCAGCTTGCCGACTCCGCGAAGCCGAGCACTTCTTCGCCCACCACGAGCTGGTTGACCTCAATGGACGTGGTGCTGCCCGCGTTGCTCGCTATCTCGCCGTTCAACTGCCCGAGGATGTCCTGGAGCGTGTAGGCGCGGTTTCCGCCAGCCATCTAGACCCTCACTGCCATGAATTGCTGGTAGCGCCAGCCGCCGCTTACACCGTTGGCGCGCATCTGGACGACGATGAAGGCGTCATTGATGCCTGCCTGGTAGTTGTTCTGCGAGTCCGGGATTACCGAGTTGACCAACTGGAAGACCTGCCCGACGTTCAGCCATCCGGGCCAGTTCTCGCCCGTGACGAGGTTGGCCCGCTCGTTGGCGAACGCGAACTCCTGAATCTCCCGCTGCCCGCGCGCCTGGGCGGCGCTGAGGTCGGTCAGCGACGAGTCTGTGATGATGGCGTCCCAGTACCCGCCGTTCGGGCCCCCGGCCGACGTGATGGCGCTGCCGGACTGCACGAGCGCCACTACCGGCAAGAGGTAGTTGTAGGTGATGGCGATGGCGTCACCCGACGCCGGGGGCGCCGAGCCGGGCTGGATGGCCAGGGACCAGACGCCCGTCGCGCCTTGCACCAGAAGCCACGGTGTCGTCGCCCCAGACTGCGAACTGGCCGGTTCCTGGTTGCCGTTCCGGACCACTTCGACGAACTCGGGGTTCGTCTGGTACGGGTACGCGAGCCGCCACGAGCGAGTGGTCCCGTCACCGAGGAAGTATTCGGTGGTCTGACGGGTAATCGTGGCGCCCTGCACGAGCACGCGGGTCCGCAGCGACGAGGCGTCCCATTCGTAGTACGTCTGGGAGTCGTTCTTGTAGTGCCCGGTGGTGAGCGTCGCGGGTGCGGTGATGCTGTCCGTTAGGGTGACGCCCGACGGCGTGGCCTGGTACTGGAGGTCGGAGCCGAAGTGGAGGTCGGAGTTCCCGTCGACCCACCAGCCGAAGGTGGACGTCACCGAGGCGAGCTGGCACAGCCTGGCCAGCGCGTCCTTCATGAGGACGTTCTGGCCCTGGAACCGGGGGATGTTCGGCCCGGCCATGACATGGTTCGTGGTGATGCCGATGGGTGCGGCCTGGTTGATGAGGTCGCGGATGATGAAGTCCGCCGTCTGGTTCGTGTAGTCGTAGCTCACGTACCGGCTCTGGAGGTACGCGGCTGGGGACATGCACGAGAGGGTCCACTGGCTGAGGTTCGGGCTCAGCCGGACGAACTTGGGCTTCGATACGATCCCGCCGAACATCTGGACGCCGATGTTCCGGTCCCTGAGTTCGACCGTGGAGACAGGCTTAACGACGAACGTCGGCGCCGGGGTGGTGTGCTCGTCGTCGAGGTAGAACATGGCGGTATCCGCCTGCCTGCCCCATTCCTGAGAGAGCGTCCATGTGTCCTGTTCGACGTACTGCGTGTAGTCCACGCCATTGACGAGGAACTGGAGATTGGGCCCGGAGCCCACTGTCCACGACGCGGAGAACGCCACGGCGGCCGACGTCGCGGAGAGCCCGTTCGTGTCGACGACGACGACCGTCATCGAGTAGCTGTGGCCGTTCACGAGTGTCGAGTACGGCAGTGACCATGACGTCCGGGTCCCGGCGACGGCCCCCGAGTCGAAGACGAGGGTGTTCCCGCCGCCGGTCGTGTCGTAGATGATCGTCTCGTCGGACGCCTTCGCTGCGGTCCCGGTGTAGCTGATGGTGACCGTGGCTGTGGCGTCCGTGAAGACCTGACCGGCCGTCGGAGCCGTGAGGGATACCGATGGCGGCCCGGCGTAGATGAAGGCCTGCCACGCGCACTGGGCGCCCGTCAGGGTCCCGTCAGACGCGCTCGCGCGCCACTTGTAGGCGTGGCCGGACACGAGCGAGGACGTGACGTCTCGGGACTGCTGCTGCCCCGATGTAAAGGTCCCGGAGACGGTCGCCGGGTAGCCCGACACCTGGGAGTTCGTCGTGGTGTCCCAGAGGTCCCAGAAGAGGGACGTGAGACTGTCCGCGCTGTTGGGGTCGGAGAAAGTGGCCTTCAGCAGGACCGAGCCGCCCGCGATGATGGCGCCGTTGGTCGGGGAAACCGGGACCGGGACGCTCGGGTAGGCGTCCGTCTCGAACCACTGTTTGGCCGACCACGGGCCCCAGATGCCAGTGCTGTCCTGGGCTCGGGTCCACCAGTGGTACTGGGTGGACCACTGGAGCGACGTGAACCACTGGGCCACCGTGTAGTTGGAGCCCGAGGTAACGACCTTGGCAACCGTGCCCGAGTCGTAGACGACGGTTGTCCCGTTGGAGTCCAGCACCTGGACCTGCACGTTCTGGGACGACAGCCCCGAGCCGTGCGTGTAGTTCGCGGTGAAGTTGTTGGCGACGAGCGCGTAGATTTCCCCGGCCGGTGCCGACGTCGTCGGCGCGTTCGGGCCAGCGTTGATGGTGAACGTGCGGCCCGCAGACCAGCCGGACCACGAGCCCCACGAGTCCGCGTAGGCGAACGTCGTCGAGTACGGGACGCCAGCGGAGAGTCCGAAGCCGAAGTCGGCCGTGGTGTGCGACCACGACGAGACCGCCGAGTTCACCGACCACGTGTGGTCGAAGACGGTCTGGTTGGTGTCCGTGCGGGTGATGATCCAGCGGACCTGGGACACCGAGTCGTAGGCCGAGTCGGAAGGGTTCTGCGGGGTGGTGCCCGAGAATGTCGGGTTGGTGTCGGAGATGGTGCCGGACGGCGAGGGCGACTGCCACGCGCCAGCGTTCGGGGTGGCGTTGGCGACGTAGTCGCACCACGCTGTCAGCTGGCCTCCGGCGAAGGCCCCGACGTTGTTCGAGAACGTTGTCGGGCCGCCGGAGATGGCGGTCCCAGACTCCCAGTTCGTGGCAGCGCCGCTGTCCAGCCCCCAGACCGCGTCCGAGTTCGGGTCGCGCCAGAAGCCGAGAAGGAACGGTGCGCCTCCCGAGACGCGGATGTTCGGGGTGCTGACGACATGCTCGGAACGGCCCACGCCTGCGGAGAAGCCGCCACTGCCCCACACGAGGACGCCGTTGGTTCCCCAGACGGCCAGAGCCGTCCACGGGTTCTTCGACCAGCCGCCCATGACAACATGGGCGGCCGTGACCCAGCCGTTGGTCGGCATGGTCAGCGTCGAAGCAACCTGGTTCGCGTAGTTGAGGCCAGATTCGGCGTAGGCGTTATTGGTGGAGTCACCGAAGCTGGGCACCGACTACCTCCGCACTTGAATACCTGCCTGGGGAAGAAGGGTTGTCGCCAACTCCCGGCCGATCCGGTCGATGAGCATTTGGATGTCGCGGTCGGACATCACATGCGCTCCCCGGAGGTCGATGTAGACCCCGCCGCCGTGCGGCCCGGCGCCCGACGGCGACGTGATGGCCTCGCGGCGACCCGTGCCGTTGTAGGCGAGGGTGAGCCCCGGTTCCAGCCAGCCGCCCGAGTCGTAGCCGACGTACCCGCCACCGTGCGCCATGGAGACGAGGCCCGGCACTCCCCCGATGCCGCCGTAGCGGGACTGGATGTACCGGATGCCCGCCGCGACGTTCGCAACCGGGTCGAAGATGTTGTCCGACAGGGAGCCGAGACGGTACGCCTGGAACGTGGACATGATCGTCTGCATGAGGCCCCGCGAGGGGTCCCCGGCCGCAGCGTTCGAGTCCCAGTCGTTCTCCGCGTTCGGGTTGCCCCCGGACTCGTGCATGGCGATGGTCTCAAGGCCGTTCAGCCAGTCGGCGCCGGAGACGCCGACGGCCGCCATGGCTGCCTGGACCCACTGGATGAGGCTGCCGGATACGGCACCGGGCGACGAGATGCCCGCAGCCTGTGCCGTCTTGTCCTTGCCCCCGAGGAAGTTCAGGATGTCCGACGCGAGCGTGTGAGCGCCCTTGTCGAGCATCCCCCCGATCCCAGTGGTGCCCAGGTTCGCGTCAGCGACTCCGAGAAGCCCGTTGATGAACGGCGTGGCCGCCGCGCCCAGACCCCCGAGGACGGCGTTCTTGAGCCCGTCCAGAGCCCCGCCGATGGCGCCGAGGATGTCTCCTACGACGCCGCCTCCGGCGAAGTGGTTCCCCGAGCTTCCGCCGCCGCCGAACATCCGGTTGATTGCGTCGATACCGGCGCCGCCGCCGAGTGCTCGGACAGCCTGCGGGACGAGGATGCCTTCGCCTGGCGAGAGCATCGCGTGGACGGTGTCGTGGCCCGGCGAGTAGCCGGGAACGGTGCCGCCTCGTGCGAACTGGAGCGCTGGCAGAAGCCCCACGCCGCCGATGGCCCCGGCGACGTCGTTCCACACGGCACGGATGCCGTTGTTGTAGACCGTGTCGACGATAAACTTGACCGGCGTCATGGCCGCGTTCTTGATGCCGTTCCACGCATCCGAGATGCGGTCCTTGCCCCAGTTGAAGGCGTCGGCCATGGTGTGGATGGCGTCACCGATGGGCTTGAACACGTTGTCGCGGATCCAGTTCCACGTGGACCCGATGATGGCCTGAATGCCGTTCCATACGGGAGTGACGATGTTCTGCCAGTACCAGTTGAAAAGATCAGCCAGAACGTGGATCCAGGTGACCATCGGATTGATGACGTTCTGGAGAAGCCAGTTCCATACCGCGCCGATGATTGCCTGGATGGCGTTCCACACCGGGATGATGACGTTCTGCCAGAACCAGACGTAGACCGACGCCACGAAGCGGACGTACGTCACCATCGGATTGATGACGTTGCCGAGGATCCAGTTCCAGGCGGCCGTGACGATCTGGACTATGGCGTCCCAGACGGGCTTGAAGATGCTGTGCCAGAGCCACATGAAGACGTCACCGATGAACTTCACCGCCATGTAGAGCGGCGTGATGACCACCGTCATGATGACCGTGAAGGCCACCTTCATGACTTCGACGATGGTGTTCCATATGGGTGTCAGGAACGCGACCACGTTGCGCCAGCACGTGACGAAGAAGTCGGCCACGTTCCGCGTCGCCCCGACGATCCACGTCCAGACGTCGCCTATCATGCGCCGGACGTCGTTGATGTGGGTCACGAGCAGCCCGACCACGAGGATGACGGCCGTTATCGCCAGCACAATCGGGCTCGCGTTGAGCAGCATCATGGCCACGGCGATGGCCCCGATGCCGAGGGCAATCTCGGGCAGGTAGGGCTTGAGCGCAATCAGGGCGTCGAGGACTACCTTGAGCGCGCCGAGCAGCGCATCCCCGAGCAGTGCGACGAGCGGCGGGAGAAGCGGGCCGAGTTCCTGGAGCGCCGTGACGAGCGCTTCCCCGATGATCTGGACTATCTGCGCCAGCAGGGGAAGCAGCGGGATAATCGCGGTCCCGAGTTCCAGAAGCGCCTTGCCCAGTTCGCCGGACAGTTCGTCCTGGAGGGACTGGAGCACCGGAAGAATCGCGAGCAGGACCGGCATGAGCGCCTGGCCGAACGCCACCGCAAGCTGCGTCAGCGGCCCGATCATGGTGACAATCGGGTCGACCAGATTGATGAGCGGCACGAGCAGCGGAGTGATGGCGGGGAGAAGCTGCACGAGCGCGCCGACGAGCAGTTTGACCACGGGCACGAGCGCGCCGCCGACGCTTGCTATGACGGGAGCGAAGGCGCCGATCAGTTGCTGTAGCACCGGCAGAAGCGGCATGAGCGCGCTGAGCAGCCCGGCGAAGACCGGGAGAAGCGCATTCAGGACGGGAGTGAGCCCGCCGAGAAGCGATTGGACCAGCAGGTTCACGAAGTCAGCGAGGGCTTGGAACGCTGCGCCAGCCGGGCCCGAAATATCGGCCAGGAAGGCGCCCAGAATGGGCAGGATGCCCCCGATGATGGAGAACAGTGCGTGGAGCCCCTGGGCGCCGCCAGCGGCCCCTGCCGAGAGGTTCTGGAAGAAGTAGCCGAGACCCGAACCGAGGGTGGCGATGCCGTTGGCAAGTTCCTGCATGACCGGCGCTGCGGTCCGGAGCGCTGCGATCATGCCCGGCAGCATGTTCTGGACCATGTTCAGCAGCCCGTTGGAGAACGTGACCACCAGCGGGGCCGCGAGCGCGAAGGCGTCGTGCAGCGCCGGGCCCATCTGCCGGAAGGCGACGGCCGCGTTCTTCGCGACGTCGAGGAAGGCCCCCACCATGGGCTGGGCCGACTGGAGCAGGGTGTTCTTGATCGAGTTCCCGGCATCCGTGAACTCGGCCTTCAGCTTGGCGTTCGTCTCCACCGCGCTCTTGACGAGCAAGGCGCCAACCCCGGCGAAGATGAGCGGCAGACCGCCGATGGCGAGACCGGCGACGGCCGACGACGCGGCCGCGCCAGCCGCCACCATGCCCATGATCTTGACCAGGCTCAGCATGTGCGCCGAGACGGAAGGGGTGACCCCGCCGACCACCGTGTTGATGGTGTTGAACGAGTTCGTGATGTCGTGGGCCGAGATGTTCACGCCCTGGGCGGCATCCTTGGCGGCCTTGTCGACCTGCCCCATGCCCTTGGAGGACTCTTCGCCTGCAACCCGAGCCTCAATCCCGAGCTTCGCCAGCTCGGCCTTCAACCGCTCGAACGTCGCGGTGGCGTCGTCCTGAGCGCTTACGGTGTAGAGGACTTCTTCGTGCTCAGTGGCCACATACCCCTTACGCCTGTCGCTCGCGTTCCCGCTTCTGCCTAAGTGCCTCTTGGAAGACCCGCTCGGTTTCCTCTGGTGACTGGGTCGAGGCGGGAGCGGACTGGCCGGTGTTGGCCGATGCCCGCTCCCGCTCTACCTCGTCGATGACGTGGATGATGTCGCGGTATCGCTCGATCTTCCGGATGGGCCACTCGTCCAGACGCTCGGGCGAGAGACGGGCGCCGAAGCGCTCCCAGAAGGTGTGCTCCAGATCGAACTCGATCAGTTCGGGTGGAGCATCCAGTCCCGTCTCAAGCGCCCTCTTGACCTGCGCTCGGAAACGTAGCCCGTTCTTCTTCATCCTCCGGCTCGGTGCCGATTTCTTCGGCAACCTTGCGGATCACGGATCCGGGGAGCTTGCGGAGTGATGCCCGCAGTGCCGCCTCCGGCTCGAACGCCAGCGGCGAGTCGTCTTCATCCGTGAGGTTCCACGAGACGAGCGCCTGAGCAATGGTCTCGATCCGCATGGCCGCATAGTCCATGGCCGCGACCATCTCCTGCTTGAGCTTGCCCTTGCCGTCCCCGACGACCTGGATCTTGGGCTGTGTCAGTGCCTGCTCCACAAGGCCCTGCTGCTCGGCCGAGAGGAACTTGCGGACTTCGACGTAGAACCCGTCGCCCAAGTCGATCCGCTTCGTGCCGGTGTACTTCGAGAGGAATCCCATCGCAATCCTTTAGTAGGCGAGGTAAACGCTGTTGACGAGAGTGGCCGAGATGGTCTTCGACGTCGTGAAGTCGTAGCTCGCCTCAAGGTTGAGCGTGGACTTGATGATGTCGTCGAAGGGCACCGCGTCCGAGTAGGTCTTGATCTGGATGGCTGGCAGGTTGAACGTCCACGTGCCGCCGTTGTTCGGGTGTGTGAGGCTGAACGCGAACGCACCGACGTTCTGGTTCACCATCTGGTTGAAGTAGCCCCACGTGGCGTCGTCGAGCGACGTGAACACGACGTCCGACTTGACCGCGATGTGCCGGGTGACCGGCGTCAGGAACTGGAGGTCGTGGGACTGGTTCATCGTGTACGTGTCCTTGAGACCGTTCTCGATATCCAGCTGGACCGTCTCGGCCTGAGCGACGGTCTGCCCGAACAGGGACAGCGACGCCTCAGCGAAGACGAACGGATCCTCGTTCACGATGGAGATGGCCGACGGCGTCGGCAGTACGCCGACGTGCTTGGCGATCATGTCGTACGAGCAGCCGACCTCTTGGTTCCCGACCTGGGCCGAGAGCGAGAGCTTGTTCACGCGCGCGCCCGAGAACTGAAGCGACTCGAAGCCGCCGAGGTTCTTCTCCACCGTCAGCGACGGCAGGGTGTTCGACTGCGTGATGGTGTGCGTGAACGGTGCGACGACCTTCGACACGGCAGCGCCGCTAGCGTGGCCGTAGACCAGCGCAGCGTCGAGCGTGAGGGTGTTCGTCGTAATGCTGCTGATCTTGCGGACCTCGGACGTCGTCGGGCCGACAGTGTTGTTCACGTCGATCTGGACGAAGTTTCCGACGGCGTAGCCGGTGGCCGACGTCAGGGTGACTGTCGTAGCGCCAGCGGTCGAGAGCGCGGACAGTGTGGTCGAGTTCGTCGGGGACGAGCCGGTCACACCGCTGCCCGCAGCGCCGTCGGCGCCGATGGCAGCGACCACGAGGGCCGCACCATTCGAGGGGAACAGAGGGCCGGTGAGGGAGCCCGAGTTCTTGTTCTGCCCGTAGAGGCCGAACACGTTCGTATCCCGCTGGCCCCACTGGAGCTTCGGGAAGAACAGACCCGGATCGAGGGCAAGGTTGTTGCCCGTCTGCGGCAGGAACGACGTCGGGGTGACCGCCGTTCCGAAGTTGGCTTCCTTGGCGACGCCCGTGGCGGACAGGGAGCCCCAGCGTTCAGTTACTGCTGTCGGCACATACCTCCTGGTTGGTGGCCTTGGCGGGCGCCTTGGCCTTCTTCTTCGGGGTTTTCTCGAAGTCGGGTCGGGTGAGCAGCCTTTCGGCCAGCCCGTCGGATACAAGCTCTGCGTCGCCGGGATTCCAGTTGCCGCCGTCGACGACGTGGATGGGCTGGAGCCCGGTGTAGGTGAGTCGGATCATCACTCGCCCTTCAGTGCGTCACGGAACGACTGGTTGATAAGGCCGCGCATCCTGTCGCCAGCGCGCTTGGGGAAATTGTTCGCGCGGGCGCCGGGGTGGTGTGCGTGGCCACGGATGACCCACTCGCCTGTCCGGTTGTCGTGGAAGCGGAGCGCTCGGGCGGCGACAGGGTCGATGTCGTGCGGCTCCGTGCCGTGGATGACGTACGGCGCGTACGGGGTGTGGGCCGACCAGTCGACGCGGATTCCGGTGGGCGTCGTGAACCGCTTGTACCGGATGGACCCGCGCAGCCGACCGGCATGGTTGTCGGTCATGGGATCCCCGACTGGCGCTTCCTCCTGGAGTGCCGTGCGGATGATCGGGCCGACGCCGTCCGCCCACTTCACGATCCGCTTCATGAACTGGAAGCGGTCGAGCCTGTCGCGGTCGTAGTGCTGCTCGATCCGCATTTCGCCGCTCACGACTGGAAGCTTTCGATCAGGGTGAGCATGATCCTCGCCTCGTATTGGATGTAGCCCTGTTCGGCCAGGGCCCGGACCGGCGCGTAGTCGATGGAGATGTCCTCACCGATTGCGAGGACGGTCGACTGGGCTTGCGTCGTCGGGTCGGTGATGGGGGTAGGCATGGGCGTGTTGCGGAAGATTGCACAGACGGCGTCGATCACGGCCGGGAACAGACTGTCCGCGTCCGGGTCGTCGGCCTGCTCGGCGTAGTAGAGCCACACTTCGGCCTGCCACTGGGAGTGCTTGATGCCGCCCGTGTTCAGCTGGCCGTGGGAAGCGCGAGGACCGGCCGTGCGCCGCTCGTGCCCGATGGCCCCCCAGACGTACGCCACAGGCGTCGTCTGGTCGTCTCCGGGGTTGGGAGGGCTGATGTGGACGGTCAGCGTGCCCTCCTGCGCGAAGGGAAGCTGGAGCCCGTCTATGAGGCTCTTGACGTACGTCTGGACCGCGTTGAGGCTCATAGCACCCTCCGGAACGGCAGCAGCAGTGCCTTAGCTGCGGCCGCGAAGTCCGCCGACTGGCCCTTCGCCGTCGTCTGGACGGACCCGGCCATGTTCGGAACTGTGAGGGCCGTGCCGCCACGGACGAGCGCCTGAGAGACGGAGAACAGGATGGCGGCCTGCTCAATGGTGCCGGGGAGCGACGAGACGAGCGTGCCCGCCTTGTGTGCGTTTAGCAGCGGAGAGGCCAGCGTCAGCGTCCCAGGACCGCTCGCAGAGGCGCCGGACGGCGACGTGGCGGTACAGGACACTGCCTCCTGCCCCACGGCGTCCTTGACGACGCCCACAGCGCCGGTCCAGCCGGTGACGTCGTCCACCGTGATCGTGGTGGCGCCCACGGCCGCGTCGGCGGTCAGCATCGCGTGAGGCCATCCATTGAGGTAGGTGACCTGGACTTCGACGCCCCTTCGCCCGAGCGCGCGCCCGACCTGGCCGGGTGCGAGAAGGACGGCCTGGCCGCCACCGGCAGCCGCGCCGGGCGCCGTCGTGCCGTAGACCCCGAGAAGCTGGTCTTCGACCTTGAACTTGTCGGCAGTGATGGCAGTCCAGAGAGACGGGAACTGTGCCGTGGCCGAGACCTGCCCGGAGATTACCGCCACAACCGGGGGCCGGGAGAGGATGATCCGAGAGACGCCGCTGGCGTCCATCGTGAACCGGATGTCGTCGGGGCCGCGCACTATCTCCGTGTCGATGGTTGCCCGGAGCGTGGTGTTGCAGAACTCGTCGATCATCGCCGTCGACCGAGAGCAGATGTTCAGTTGCTCGGCAAGCTGCTGCTCCGGCGTCGACTTCTGGGCAGGGATCGTGGACCACGAGATGCCGGTAGCGGCACCAGTCAGAACTGCGGGCGTGATGTACGGGGTGCCCGGCCCGACGATGTTGACGACAGAATCACCGCCCCTGGAGGGAAAGCTGGAAGGTGAACGTGCCGCCGCCTAGCGTCCACGCGATCCGGTAGGGTCCGCCGTTGAGCATGGCTGGCGACGTGAAGGAACCGCCGACGGAGAGGCAAGCCGCGCCGACGGCAGTGATGCCGTTCGTCACGCCGATGGTCTGCCAGATCCCGTTCGCGTCCTGCTGTTGGAGCGAGACGATGAGCGTCCCAGGGGTGGTGACTCCCGTTACGTTGACCCCGAGGAACAGACCGGTCATGGCCTGGGTCTCGGGGTTCGACGTGAGACCGCCAGCGTTCCCGTCAGACGTGCGCGTGACCGGCGGTTCCGAATAGAGCAACTGGACGGGGGCGCCCAGCTGCACGGCCAGAACCGCCGACGTCCCGTTGCCTTGCGAGACGGCGCCGATGGGATTGCCGCCGTTGTCCACCATGACAGCGGGCAGAAGCGGCTTGTCAGGGAAGCCTGGCACCAGCAGGACGCTCTCGCCGTTCGGCGCTGTGACTATGTTCGCGTCCACTTTGGGCCGCCTCCCTTCGCGCACTTCGTGCACTTCCACTTGTCGTCAAGCCATCGGATGTGCTTCTGACAGACCATCTCGTGGCACTCGGCGCACTGGCCTACCACCTGGGATTGGGGGCGCCGCTGCGGTCCCCCGCAACGAGCGCAGCCGCTACGCGGACGCCCCACTGGTCTTGCGTGTGCGTGTCTTCGCGGGCTTGTCTTCGGACTCGTCGTCGAGGGGAAGCTTCTCCAGCTTCGCCGCCAGCGCGATGATGGCTCGGTCACGGGCGTCGTCCATCTGCTGGCGCCGTTCCTCGGCCTGAGCCTTCAGGTGCTCGCGTTCGCGTTCCTCGGCGGCCGTCAGGGGCCGCTCGCCGGGCGTCGAGGCCCACAGCGGATCGTCGGCAAGGATCGGCTCGCAGACCGGGCAGTCGACCGAGAGGTACTTGTAGTCGGGATCGGCGGGCTTGTCGGCAAGGCTGTGGCCCGCGCAGACGCCGCCTGCCGGGACGAACGCTGTGACGCTGGATGCTGCGTATTGGGTCATGACTCTCCTTCATCGAGAGGGCCGCCGCACTTCGGGCATGCGGTCTGCCATCGGTAGGCCACGAACAGGCATGGCTTGCAGTACTTGGATGGGGTGCGCCGGAAAGAGTTCCCGGTGGCCTTCTGGATCATGCCGCCGTCGTTCCGGGCGGCCTGCTCGATCACCTTGGCGTGCTCGGGGTTGTCCACGACGACGCGGCCGTTCCGGTCTGCGTTGTAGTGGAACTTCCTGCCGCGCCCGTCGACGAAGTCGAAGCCCGACGCGCCGAGATGGCGGGGCGTTCCGTTCTTCTTGTCGACATAGAAGTCTGGCAATTTGGGCTCCTGCGGGTACGGCAAGGGCCGACCCGCCGTGAAGCGGATCGGCCCTTGCGCGAGTTGGCTCAGCTGTTGGTGCCAGCCGACGCCGTGGCGGTCGTCTTCTGGATGCCCTGCATGAGGCCGTTGTACTGCACGGCCGGGGAGTAGAGCGTGCCGTACCAGAAGAGGGAGTGCCGGAACGTGGCGTCGATGACGGGCCACTTGATGGACAGGTAGTCCTGGACGAGCACGTTCTCCCAGACGTTCGCAATCGTCGCCGTCGGGTGCGGGACCTTCATGGAGAGGATCATCGCGGTGCCCTGGACGAAGTACGGGTGGACGTTGAGCGGGATGTCCTTGCCCGTGATCGGGTTGACGTACGTCGTGATGGCAGCGCCGCCGCGCATCGAGTTGACCTCGGACTGGTCGACCGTGAGCCGGTAGCCCGCCCCAGTCTGGCCAGCCGTGGCGATGGACGCCGCGAGACGAGCCCGGTCGCCACCCTCGCACCAGACGGCGTCCGGGTTCGCGAGAACGCCGTTGGCGCCGTTCCACATGGCCTGGAGAGCCGCATTGAGGGTGTTGATGTTGAGGGTGTCGCCCACCGACTTGTTCACGTAGGAACCCTTGAAGCCGGTCGGGTAGACCGTGCCCGCAGAGTGGCCCGTGATGGCCGAGAGCATGCCCTCGTAGTCGTTCGTCGAGGACGTGCCCGTGTCGGAGACCTGCGGGTTCGAGCCGGACGTGGGCAGCGCACCCGTGAGGGTGTACTTCGTGGCGCCGACGCCCGAGGCCATGAGCCAGTAGGTGCCAGCGGACGCGCCCGTGGTGACGTAGAGGTTGTAGGCGAACGCGCCGTCAACCGGGGAGATGGTGACGTCCACGACCTGGCCCGAGGACCACGCGATGGAAGCGCCAGTCGAAGCCACGGTCTCACCGAAGTAGTTGACCGCCGAGACCTTCACGAAGACGTTCGTGGTGACGCCGGACAGCGCCGTCTCGCCCGAGTTCGCGGTGCGGACCGCGAGGCCGGGTGCAGAGGGGGTGGAGAGTGCGACGGACGTCGCAGAGATGAGAGCGCGCTCTTCGAGCAGCATCGACTCCTGGAGCAGGATGAGCGCTGCAAGGCCATCGGCGTCGTGGAAGCCCTGGCCAGCCCACTGTGCGAGCCAGGAAACCGACTCGGTGAGGCCGAAGAACTTGTAGGGGATGGCGATGTCCGAGATGGTCTGCGAGCCGGAACCGGGGAGGTTCGTGCCAGGGTAGGCGCCGAAGCCGGAGCCGCCGTTGAACTCGGAGATGGACATACGGTTGCCGGGAACCGCGAGGCCCTGACCCGAACCCTGGATGGCCGTGATGATCTTCGCAAGGTGCTGAAGACCCTGACCCTTGGTGCGCGGGATCATGTTGCGGAACGGCGAGTAGACCGGGTAGATGTGCTTCGCCGGGGCCGCGAGGTCGAAGGGCACAAGGCCGGACGACAGCGGAGACGTCAGCGAGATGTTCTTCTCAAGGGCCGCGCTCAACTGAGTGTTCAGCTGGGCGATCCAGTCGTTCTGGGCGAGGGCGGACCCGAGGCCAGCAGCGAACTGTGGGGAGAGGCCCTTGGCGACCTCGGCGGGCTTCTCGAAGCCCTTCTTAACGGCCGCACGGAAGAGGCCGTCAGCGAGGGTGGTGTGGTCGTCGGTGGCGTCGAAGCCGGTAGCCTGCTTGCGCCCCTTGACCATGTCCGCCATGGTCGTGCTGATCTTGTCGGAGTACTGGCCGGGGGCCAGGTTCGACATCGCGTTCTTGACGACGTCGGTGTTGGGCTGTGCGTTGGCGATTTCCTTGATGTCGCCCGAAATGCGTTCTGCCACATACCTCCTGTGTGTATGCGTCGAAGTGATGTCAGCCGATGAGTTCGGCAGCTTGTTCGGGTCCGACCAGCTTCATAAGCTGCTCGGTTGCGGGGCGCGAGATGTCCGTGTTGGGGTGACGCGCCTTGAGAATGACCGCTGCCAGCTTCTGTGCCTCGGCCTCATCACCACGGCCCGCCGTGGTCTCCTGAGCCTGCGAGCGCAACGCGCCGAGCGCGGAGCCCCGGTATGCCCGGTTGCCCGGATCCGGAGCAGCTTCGAGTTCCTTGACACGCTTCTCCAGCGTCTCGTTGGACTCCCGAAGAGTCTTGAGTTCGTCGGTGAGAGGCTTCGTGGCCTCTTCGACGATGGCCGTGATGCCCTTGTAGAGGTCCGAACCCTTGGTGAGTTCGGGGACCTCGGCTGCGGGCTTGTTGACCTGGGACGCGATCTGGGACGCGAGGGACGTGATCTGCTCGGGCGTCATCATGCCCTTAGCCAGATCGGCGGTGACGGACTTCTTCGAGTCGTCGTCATCGTCGTCGTCATCTTCATCGTCGCCGTCGCCGTCGTCACCCTTGCTGCCCTCGTCGTCGTCGTCGTCCTCGCGGTCGTCGTCGTCGTCATCGGACTTGGAACCGGCCTTCACCAGTCCCGCCTCGGTGGCCGTCAGTTCCGTAGCCTCTTCATCTGTTTCGGCCACATTCTCCTTATCGGTGGACTTGCCGAATACCTCGGCGGGGGTGGGGATCTTCTTCAGTTCGGGCTCGATGGCCTTCTCAACCACTTCGATGTCGCCGGACTTTGCGCGCTTGGCGAGCTGGAAGCGGGCTCGGGGGTTCGCCGGGAAGTCGACGAGCGAGATTTCCGAGAAGATGCCGTCGACCACGCGGCCGCCCTTCGCGAGGACGTCGCGGATGATGCGGGGCTTCGAGATGCCGACGCTGAAAGCCTTGTAGACCTCTTCCTTGACGAGCTTGACGGCGGTCGGCTCAACGATGTGGGCGCGGACCCAGATGCCATCGTCGCGCTTCTCCATGGAGACGGCCTTGCCAGCAGGGGGCAGGTTGCCCGAGTGCATCTGGCGGACGTTGCCCCAGTCCTGGAACCACGCCGACAGACCCTTGCGGGCGAAGTCGCTGTCGATGATCTGCTCGTCGAGGTCGAGGTTGTCGTCGGTGCAGAGACCTTCGACGTAGACCGTCCCATCCTCGGCGGCCGTGGCCTTGATGAACGGAACGGCGATGGCGATGGACTCGCCGTCGGTTGTGTGAGCCACATACCTCCTGGGATGCGTGGGACATGAGAAAGGCCCGGTCGGGTTGACCGGGCCTTCACGGGGGTTGGTTTGTGTCAGGACTTCCAGCCGGTCCAGATGCCGAGCACCAGGTGGCCGATGAGCCAGATGAGAATTAGGGCGAGCATGCCGCCGATAAGGACGTGCGCGGTGCCCCACTTGTCGAGGGGCTGACCGGGTACGAGACCTTCCAAGTCCCAGATGGATGCCGAGAGGGTGTTGCGCCAGTCAGTGAACAGCGCAATACCCTCTGGGATGGCGAAGGCCAGGAACGAGACGACGAACCAGATGAGCCAATAACGGTGCCAGCCGGTCACATACCTCCGTCAGTCTTCCTCGTCGGCCTGCTCGTTGAGCCGCCGGTTCTGGGCGTACCACTCACCGATGCCACGGAACTCTGTCTTGGTCTCTTCCTCGGCCATGCCCTTCATCACCTTCGTCGTGTCGGCCACGTGCGGCGGCCAGTATCCGTTGCCGTCAGCGAAGTTGTATGCCCCGCCGATGTTGTGCGTGTAGGCACCGATGGCCTCGGAGTCTTCCAGCGAATCCACGACCACGACCGGGTCGATGTCGATACGGCCCTCGTCGTCGTCGTGGAAGACGCCCAGGTAGTGCTGGTCGTTCGCGAGCACTCCCCCGAACCGCTGGACGGCCTCATCCATTGCCGCCGACCATTCCGCCGGGGTCGGGTTCTCGTGGATCTTCACCGAGTCGACGCCGACGGGCTTGACGGTGACCGCCCACTTGTTCGCGTCGGAAGCCAGCGGGTGGCCCGAGTGCGCGTCGATGGTGGCGCCGCCCCACGACTTGAGGACTTCGTGGCGGGTGAATGCCTTGAGCGTGTCCAGGTTGTCGGTCAGCCCCTTGGGTGGGGTGGCCCGCTCGCGCATGCCCGCCAGGATCCGCTTGCCGTCGGATGCGATCCTGGCGAACTCTTCGCGGGAGACGGCCCGGCTGTTGCCGCGCGCCTCGTGCGCCCCGATGATCCTGACCGGCTCCCCGCCGACGTTCACGACGTCGTCGGTTGTCCGGGCCCAGCGGCCGTGGGAGTCGCGCAACTGGTCCGGGTGGAATAGCTTCTCGGACTTGTTGTGCTCGGCCTTCAGCTTCTCCCACTCCGCGAGCGCGCTGGCTGCGGCCGCCCGGACCTCGGGGGTGACGTGCTTCCCGCCTGCGGCCCAGCGACGCACAGCCCCAATGGCGAGTTCGATGGCTTCGGATTCCGAGTGGCCGTCGCGCATGAGGCTGTGGGCGATGTTCTGGATGTAGGCGGGAAGCTGAGCCGTCCTGTCGCCCCAGAGCCCGTGGGTTCCGAGGGGCCGGTGGGTTGTGGAGAGTTCGCCGGTCTCGGCGGACTTCGTGATGGGCGTCGTGTGGCTCAGGTAGATGGCGTGGGCGCGCTCGATCAACGCCTCGGGCACGGGGTCCTCGGCGCTGGCGATGTTCTCCAGCGCGTCCGTGAGGTCGGCCCAGGGCGTCCAGTCCGAGATGACCAGTCGTTCGAGTGCTGCTTCGAGGCAGTCCATGAACTCGGCCTCGGACATCGTCGGGTTCGGATCGTACTTGAACATCTAGGATCCTTCCGGCGTTCCGCCGATAGTCCATGGTACGGGGTTGCCGCCGTAAGACCCGCTATTTCGGTCCATCGCCTTCATGAGCGATCGGACGATGGCCCAGTTCTGGGCGGATGCGTTCTTCCCGTTCAGTGTGACGTCGGAGAAAGCCTCACCGATGGCCTCGGCGCTGCTAGCCTTCGCGTACCGGGACAGTTGGTCGGTTTCGTGCAAGCCGCGTTGGCCCGCGCTCGTGACGTCCTGCTCTTTGTAGAAGTCCGAGACGGTGGTTCGGTACCCGTTCCGGGCTTCGAGGTTCGAGCGGTTGTCGAGCACGTGGCCGAACTCGTGGGTGACGATGGCCGTCCACGGGTTTGTCCCGTCAGAGTATGCGTCGTGGAAGTCCGCGTGAACGTCGTTGGCGTAGCTCGATGTGCCGGATGTGCCCTTCAGCCACTTCGAGTTGACGACCATCTGCTGCGGCCGCCTCTGGTCGATGCCGCCGCCGATGCCCCTGTAGGCCGCCACATGCGCGTAAGAGTTCTGCTTGATGCGATGACCGGCCGGGCCGTCGGATGGGCTGCGGATGAACAGATCGAAGTTCGCCTCCTGGTGTGCCTCACGTAGGGCTATCAGCTGCGTGCCGATTGCCTTCACGTTGGCCAGGGTCTCCAGCGAGCGGTCGAGCCGGGCTGGAGCCTCGAAGCGGTTCCCGAGCGAGTTCCAGTGGCTCTCGATGGTCGCCAGGGCTTCTGGGACCGTCTTGGCTGCCTGGAGCCGCTGGACGGCCTCTTTCGCCTTGCCCTCGGGCACGCGGTCGGCCAGTGAGTACGCCGGGGCGTTCTGCCGGAGCGCCGTCATGCTCGGCCGGGACGTGCCGATGCCGACACCCTTCGTGTTAGCCCACGGGTTGGGCCCGACTACTTTGGGCTCGGGCTTCGGCTCGGCTCTGGGCTCGGGCTTCGGCTCGGGTTCGGGTCGTTGGACCCTCGGGGCGCTCGGTGCTTCGATCCCGCGCTTCGCCATCTCTTCGCGGACGCGGTGTCGGAGCCCCAAGAGAGTGGTGATGCTCTGCCCGCGCTGGCCGACGCGGCCCGTTATCTCGTCGAAGACGCTCTTGAGTTCGTCGTCGGTGAGGTCGGCGGGCTGGAGCCTCTTCGACTTCAGCGCGTTGAACAGCTTGGCGGGGTCGCGCGGCGCGGGCGCCTTCGGCTTCTCCGGTTCCTTCGGCTTCTCCGGGACCTTTGGGGGCTCCGGAGATGGGAAATGGCGGGCGTCGTAACGCCGCGACAGCTCGTCCAGAACCTTCTGGTGCGTCGGGGTGACCTTGCCCATGTATCCGAGGCTTCGAGCCCTGTATGCGAACTCCCTGCTGACGTCCCGCAATTCCTCGTCGGTGGCGTGCGGGATGTACTTCTCCGGATTCGACTCGATGGCGTCGGCCTTCTCTGACACGGACGCCTTGTGGAAGGCGTCCATCGGGTCTTCCGGCGCCTTCGGGGGTTCCGGTTTGGGTTCGGGTTCGCGGGCCTTGGGCGGTTCGGGGGCTTTGGGCTCGTCGATGAGTCCGCGTTGCATCATCTCGTCGCGGACTCGCCTGTGCGGTCCTCGGACGACGCCGGGCTTGCCCATGAGGGCTGCCCGGCGTGCGAACTCCTGGTCGACGGCCTTCAGTTCCTCGTCGCTCAGATCCCGGACGTCTAGCCGGTCGCTGGCTATCTGGTCGGCCAGATGGCTTGCGTCCGGTCCCTCCGGCGCCTTGGGCGGCTCGGGGATCTTCGCCTTGGGCGGCTCGGGCGCATGCTCGGGAAGCGGCTCCTGTCCGGGGCCGAAGAGAGGGGGTTGCTCGTACAGCCCTGGCTTCAGCCCCGAACGGGAGTTGTCGACCTCGAAGGCGTGGCGCGTCTGCTGCCCGTGGAACTGGACGTGGACGTGGCTTCCCTGGTGGTCGACGATGACGCCTTCGCCGTGCTCCGGATGCGTGACCTTCTGGCCAGCCGCCGGGATCCCGACGAAGATCCAGCCGTGGATATACCCCTTGGGACCCACCTTCACGAGCGGCGCGGTCATCTGCCGGGCCTTGTCCGTCCGGCCCATCGCGTAGCCCGCAATCCACGCCTTGCAGCGCTCGTTGTCGGACCACGGGTACGGGTTGTCCATCGGGGACTTGGCGGCCATGAGCGCCTCGTAGCCCTCCGACTGGATGGCCTTGAGTTCGCTACTGCTGAGAGCGGTCACTTAGGCTCCCTTGCGCGTTTCGTGAGTGCCCCCGGAGCTTGACGTTCTCGGCGGCTGCCCGGTCGGCGTCCCACTGGTACATGCCGTAGCGGAAGGACTGCATGGTCTCGCGACCGTTTTCCCGCCACCACTGCTGTAGTTCCTCTGAGGCGTACTTGTTCGCTACCTGCCACGGGCCGTGGAATATCTGGTATTCGAGGTCGCGCGGGCCGGTGCTGCGAGCGTACTCCTGGCCAGCCTTGTTCAGCAGGACGCCGTTCGTGTCGTCGAGGGCCCGCTGGTACTGGGCCATCGTGTACTGGTCGTACTGCTCTTTGGCCGCCTCTTTCGGCGTCAGATTGCGCTCCGGACGGACGGCCGGGTTCGTCTCGGGGTTCGAGTCGATTGGGCCGTGGCTGTAGTCCGCGAACCGGCCTTCGGTCTTGGGGATCCCGCGAGCTTCGCGCTCGTTGATGATGTCCTCAATTTCGTTGGCCTTGGCCGGGTCCGTTGCGTAGTAGTGCGCGAGAAGATCCCCGAGTTCGTCGTCCGTCATGTGGCGGGTGTTCTCGAACGTGTGAGTCCGCGCCGGTTCGGTTTCGGGCTCGGGTTCCTTCGGCTTCGCCTCGGACTCCGGCGCCACGGAGCGTGGCAACGGCTTCTCGTCCGTGTCGTGCGCTTCGCGCGGCTTGAAGAATCCGACCTTCCCGTGGGCGTGCTCGGGCTCCCCTACCTCGAACTCGTGGTGGGCGTCGTTGCGCTCGAAGTGGACGTGGACGCGGTTCCCGTGCCGGGCGACGACGGTTCCGTGCCCCAGGTGGGGGTGGAAGACGTGCGCGCCGGGTAGAGGGATGCCCACGAAGATCCAGCCGTGGATGTAGCCCTTCGGTCCGACCTTGCCGACGAACTGCCGGACGGCCTCGTCGAAGTCGATCTGCGGGAGGTCGCGGTAGACGGGGTTCCGGGCGTCCGGCGGCATAAGCTGCACCACGATGGCGGCCGGGACGTCGGAGGGCTCGAACGTGACGCCCTGGTATCCGCCAGCCGACTGGATGTAGGCGTTGGCGAGCCGGGCAACTTCGGCGCGGAGCGAGTCGCGGAGGAACGCGCGGCCCTGGACCGTGGACATGTCCGTGCGGTCGCCGGGCAGCGAGTCGATGAAGGCGTCCCGCTCCTGCTCCTGCTGCTGCCGCCGGTCAGCGATGGCCTGCTGCTGCGACGGGTAGTACGACAGCCCGTCGGCCCGCTGGGTGTTCTCGCCCCGGTCGACTTCCTTGCCGTTCTGTCGGAACGACAGGGAGCAAGCGCACAGGGGCCCGCCCTTGCAGAGCGGGCCGCCGAAGTCGCCGTCGCCCGGCCATCCGGGGAGGGTGGCGAACGTGAACGACTTCCCGGCGCGGGCCAGGCATTCGTCGCAGTGCTCCGCGTCGCCCAGCTCCCACACGATTTCGTAGTCCGGGTGGGAGCCCTTCATGGTCTGGCCGTACGCCGAGTTGTAGGAACCCACCATGGACTGGCCGTACTGGTCGACGCGCCGGTCCATGTCGTCGTCTGTGATGTTGGCCGAGTGCATGAGCTTCTGGATGAAGCCCTGCTGCCGGTTGGCGCGCTCGGCCACTTCCCGGTCGAACGGCACGACGGGGGTGTCCTCGAAGTCCGCCGATGCATCCTCGGAGCCAGCGGACATGGCCCTCCGGTAGCCCGCAGCGATGGCCGCAGTCGCGGAGTCCACGAACGTCATGGCGCCGATGGTGCCGTTGCGGAACCCGGCAACCAGTTGGTTCAGCGAGTCGACGACGTAGCCGATGGCGTCATTCAGGTGAGCCGTCCGGCGCGAGCGGTGCATCTGCGCGCTCATCACGTGAGCCGCTGCCAGCACCGCGCCGGTCACACCTTTTGGGAGTTCGGCCGTCGCCGCCGCCATGGCTTCCGGCGACAGCACCTTCGTCTCGAACTTCTCAAGGGGCTTCCCGTTGCTGAGGTATCGCTTGAGGATCTGGAGTTCGGCCGTGATCGACTTCGCAGCCGGTGGGGTCCCGGTGGCTGCCCGGATGGCGTCGTGCGCCGGGGTGGTGAGGACCGGCATCTTCACGGGCTGCTGTGCGGGCTTCTGGGCCGCGTTCGGGTCCGGTTGGGCCGGGGGCTTGGGCTGGCCCGGCTTGCCCGCGAGAGGGGCCGCGCCTGCCGCGCCAGGGGCTCCTGCTGCCCCCGCCACGGACGCCACGGCGGCCTGCACGGCGACGGTGAGCGGCATGTAGCCGGTTGCCGTCTTGATGCCGGGGACCGACGTCTCCGGGAGCCCGTACGGGTTCTTGCCGGTGGCGATGCGGGCCTCGTCGATGGTCTCCAGACCGTTCGACACGAGGTTGACGTGGTTGTCGACGACCTCGGCTCCGGCCTCGTCCTCGGTCGGGTCGCCCCAGAACCACTCCATGTCATCCTGCTTGAAGATCCGCTGGATGACGTAGTCGAAGAGGTCGGCCTTGAGTTGGTTCAGGACGGGCTTGATGCGGGTCGACGAGCCCTTGTTCGTGTTGATTTCCGAGATTTGCTTCGTCTCGGCCGGGGACTGGACGGCGGACACGCGCGGCGTGACGCCGAGGTCCATCGGGGTCATCTCGAACGGCATGCTGACCTGGCTGATGATGAACTCATCGAACTGGTCGGCCAGCGGGGCGCCCTTCTGCTCCCTGGCGTTCGAGCCTGGGGGCAGGACGATGATCCGGTGCTTCGCGCCGATGTCGCCAGCCATCGCGTTGAGGGCGTCCTGGAGCTGGCGGATCTGCTGCGGGGTGGAGATTTCCGGGCCCGGCGTGACGAACTGCGCCGGGACGGAGCCGTCGGTGAAGTAGTCCAGCTGGTACTGCTGCCGGAGCCAGCCGATGAAGATGGGCTGGATGGCCTTCTCCACACAGGAGAACCCGTAGGGGGTCCAGACGCGGGGCGTATCCCGCATGTAGATCAGCTGGTCGGATGTGAACGTGGCGTCCGGGTCGCCCAGGACATCCAGATCCTGCTCGGTGAACACGGTGGTCAAGTCCACGCGGGGCACACCGTAGATGTACTGCTGGTACGCGACGACGTTGCCCATGGGTGTGGCGCCGTAGACGTCGAGCATCGGCCGGATCGTGGAGCCGTCGAGCAAGTCGAGCGCGGCGAGATTCGACCCGAACGGGCCCGAACCCTTGCGCCGGGGCGGCCGAAGGTGGATGGCCTGGGCGTCGATGACGAACCGGTCCTCCAGCAGCGCGGACAGCCACGCCTCGAACGTCGGGTACTTGGCCTTGTCCGAGTCGGGGGTCTTGAAGAAGTCGAGAACCTGCCTCCGGCGCTTCTCCCAGTCCTCGCGGAGGTCCGGGTCGCCCTTCATCTTCTGGGTCTGCTCCAGCGTCGGAACGATGTCCCAGCCCATGCTGACGATTTCGTTCACGCGGTGGTCGACGCACGAGCGGGCCACCGAGTAGGCGTCGGCCATCTGCCGGAGACGGCTGAACGGGACGAGCTTCAGACCCTCGGTGCCCGGCAGCATCGGCAGGTTCCAGCCCACGGGGTACTCGAAGCGCCGGGGATCCGGACGCTCGGAGTCCTCGCGGGACTCGTTGACCGGCGCTGCGGGGATCGGCAGGAGGGGGGCGAACGTGCCGTTCGTGAACGCCTCAGCTGGGCGCGGGAGCGGCGTGTAGGGCCGGTTCACGTCGAACTGCTGGCTCTGCTGCTGGATCAGCGCCGCCATCGTGGCCTGGTTCTTGGGAGCCGACGCGAGGATGGCGGCCGCCACGTTATTCTTCGCCATCGTCGCCTCCCAGCGCTGCGTAGACGTCTTCCAGCCAGATCACGTCTTCGTCGCTCCACTCGCCCTGGGCGAAGTAGACGACGCGCATGACCTTGCCGTCGGGGTGGTACTCGATTTCCTTGACCGCCGGGCACTTGCGGACATGGAGACCGCCGCAGTGCTGGCACTTCTTCTGCTCGAACAGGGGCGCCTTGCCCGCGTCGACGAGGGGGTGGAGTCGGGGAAGTTCGGTGTCGGCCAGAAGCTTCTCGGCCTGCTCGCGGGAGAGCTTGAGGTCGGTGACGGGAGCGGGAGCCGGACGGTCCAGAATCTCCAGGACCGTCTCGGCAATCTGGCCGAAGGACAGCGAGTAGGGCGCTGGGAAGCGCTCACGGAGCGCGGCGGCCAGTTCCTCCGGGTTCAATCGCTCAACTCCCTCAGATGGCGAAGAGTCGCCTCTTGGTGGTCCTGTTCGGCGTAGACGGCAAGCCACGGGTTCGGCGCCTCGGCCTCCCCCGACGTCGCGCTGGATCCGAGGTAGACGCGGCCCCAATCCGGTTCGGCAAGCCGGGTGCGGACGGGGAGCGGGATCCTGATGCCACCGGGCGTCTCGGCCCACTGGGTGTCCTCGGGGATTTCCGTGACCGGGGAGGGTTCGATTTCGGAGGGCAGATGGCCGACGGCGAGCGCGAGGGCGTCCGGGAGGTCGTCGTGAAGGGATTCCTGCCGGGCTTGGATGCGTAGGCCGCCCTGCGGGGTCGGCGTCGCGGTGATGCCGCCGAGCTGCCGCAGAAGTTCCTCGTGCTTGGGGATGACGATGCCGTTCGTGGCGAAGAGAACCTGGAGACGGCCGTAGAAGTCTTCCTTGGTCCGCAGCGACGTTCCCTGCGGGACGACGCGGGTCCATCCGGCCAGCCGACGGGTAAGTTCCTCGCTCGGGTAGGCGCCGACGCCGTTCGTCTCAGTTCGGATGTCCAGATCCCAGACCTTGGCAAGGTGTTCGACCTCGGCCACCTGGAGCCCGTACGGCCGCCGGGACGTCTCAACCCACGGGGCGATCACGATGGGCACGCCGTTCACGCCGTAGTCCATGAGCGCTCCGGCGAGCACGATGGCGTGGGCGTCCTGCTGGCGGCCCCAGTCCAGCCCGCACTTCGCGGGCATCCCGTGGCCCTCTCGGATCATCGGGTAGTCGGCCGCGCATGCCAGAAGCTGCTGCCGGTCGAAGTAGGCGTCGCCGGACGTGATGAACTCGCCCTCGTACTCCGCGCGGAAGCGCAGCGGCGGGAGGGAGTTGCGGGCGGCTTCGACGACGGCGGCGTGGATCCACGGGGCGTCCAGAAGGCGCCAGCGGAAAGTCCGGGTGTGCGGGTCGTCGCCGGACATACCGGCCATGGCCATGTTGAAGAACGCTCCGGCGTCGCCCCACGGGGTCGACGCGAGGATGACCTTCGCGTTCGGCCGGGCCGTCGTGGTCGGCAGGGCGGCCGAGAGCAGAATGTCGTCGGGGATGAACGCCGTCTCGTCGACGATGAGAAGATCCACCGACCAACCACGGATCGACTTCTCCGAGGCAGGCATAGACAGGATCCGGGAGCCGTTGGAGAGCACCAGGCGCTCCATCGTCTCGTCCACGATGGATGACTTCAGGAGAGGGTGCTGGCAGAAGTCGCGGATCGTGGCCAGAAGGCGCTTCGCGGCCATCTCCGAAGCCGAGACGACGATGACGAGCTGGTTCGGTTCCCGGAAGGCGCCCCAGAGCGCGCGCAGCGACAGCGACTCGGACTTCCCGCACTGGCGGGGCGCCACGATGACCGTGTGGCGGGCCTCCAGCCGCAGAGCCTCAAGCTGGAACGCCGTGCGGGGCTTGCCTACCTGCTCGCAGAAGAACCCGAAGTCGTTGGCGAAGTTCCTGACGTAGTCAGTTGTCAGAAGGCTCGTCGACGACATCGCCGTCACCATCCTCGGCAGCGGCCTGCTGCTGTTGGATCAGCTGGGCGAGGTCCACCGTCGCGGCGGCGACGTCGCGGCCCATCTTCGTCTGGGCCATCGGGGTGAGCCCGAGTTCCTTCAGCAGGTTCAGCCGGTACGTCTCCCAGCGGCGGGCCCGCTCGTCGTAGTCGGCGCGCTTCTCCGTCCGGGACCTCCGGCGCTGAACCGTCGCGTCCGGGCCCCCCGTGACCTTCTCGCGGGTCTGCGAGACCTCGGACAGGGAGTCTTCGAGGTTCATCTCTTCGATGGCCTCGTAGATAAGCTCCAGCCGGACCTCAACGCGGGCCAGGGACCTCAGCGTGAACCGCTGGGACGGCTTCTTCGCGTACTCGGGGAAGTCCGGGTCGCCCAGCCATGCTTCCAGCCGCTGGTCGACGAGGGGCTGGACGATCCCCGGCGAGAAGGCTCCGTGGACCAGGGCCATCTGGTTGCCCTTCTGGAAGGCCGGGGCCGACTTGCCGCTGGCCTTCGCCGCTGCAAGCTTCGCGGCCCGTTCCTCGGGCGTCTTGGCGCGTCCAGCCACATACCTCCTGGGGTGAATCTCTTAGGCGAGCCCGTCCAGTTCCCGGAAGAACCCGGAAGGGCCGCAGTCGTTCAAAAGTTCGTCGTCGGTGACGGTATCGAGATGGCCGCCCACGATGGGCGGGACCACGACACTGCCTTGGGGCTTGTCGAGCGAGACGACGAGCCAGCCGCTGTCCCAGAGCTTCAGCGCTCGGGACAGGCAGCCGCGCTTGTCGACGTAGCGGACCACGCCGCCGGGCTCAACCCTCGGGGGCTTGAGGGGCATGTGCTTCATCACTGACCTCGTCGTAGTGCTCGTGGGTGGCGAAACGGAGAATGGTGCGGAACCGCTCAACCGCGAGCGTCTTCCCGCCAGCCCGGCCGCCGAGGGTGAACCGCATGTCGGCGCGCATCCGGTGAAGCTCAGCGGCAAGCTCGGCCTCAGTGAGGCGCTTCCGGTGGTCAGTTCCTGACATAGTCGTCGTCACGCTTCTCCAACAGGTACTCGGGCACGAACACAACCGCGCCGGTCCGGGCATCCATCGTGCCGGACGGAACCCAGCGGGTATCGAAGAACTGGACCTGCTGCGGGGTCTTGGAACGCTGGATCGAGCCCGGAAACGCCTCTCGGGTCTTCCATTCCTTCGTCCCGTCCGGAACGTCCCACATCTGCGGAAGCCTCATCCCGTCCTTCAGGATGATCCTCACGGGTTCCTCCCCGGAGTCGGCTTCCACTGCGGGCGGCCCTCCGGCCAAGCACGGGTGAAGTTCCCGTTCCGGCACGACTGCGGGGACAGCATCTTCCAGTCGTCCGGGTCATGGACCCAAACCCCGATGCCCGTCATGAACACCTGCCCAATCGGGTGGCCGCAGTTCGCGCAGACCATGACGGCCTCCTAGGACCAGAGCGCCGCGACCAGAGCCCCGACGATGAGGATGAACGCCAGCGTCGCCAGATACGAGCACAACAGCCCCAGCCACGCCGTCGACGGGTCATACGGGTCAATCACCGAGCCCGGCTGCCGGAACCGGGAGAGCCAGCGCCTCATTCCCATTCGACTGTCACCGAATGCGGCCCGGAATGGTCCTGGTGCTTCGTGCATGTGGCATCCCAGAGCGCCGACGGCTGGGGAGCGCCGCACGGCGGCTCGATCCAGCCGCACAGCCCACAGAACCGGAACGGATTGCCGTGGGTCTCGGCATCGGGACAGCCCGGCCCATCCGAGAACTCGTCAGCCATCACGCCTCCCTCGGCGGCCACGACCACGTTCCGGGGCCTTCGCCCTCGCAGCGCGACGTCGCCCAGAAGTCGTCATTGCCGTCCAGCAGCACCTTCAGGTTCACCGGCTGGTTCGGGTAATCCGCGAACCGCCGGACCACCACGGCGGGGTAGACCTGTCCATCTTCGGCTCGGTTCCCGACATGGGCTTGGAAACCCGTGTTCTCGGGACGCGGAACGCGAGGCGAAAGAAGCGCCCCACCCTCCGAGAACTCCAACGGCTCATCCTTGCCGTACCTGTTTGCGTCGAAATCCTCGCGTCGCTTGTTGATATGCGCCGCGTCGGCCTCGGAAAGCGTGTAATGCACGATCCGGCCAGGTGTTGCCTTCATTGGTTCCTCTCGGGGTTCAGTGCGAGTTTCAGTCCATGCGCGGCCTCATCGCACTCACAGCACACGCCCGGATGACAGCCGTCGTCGCCATGCACAATCCGGTTCCCACAAGCGCAAAGAGGCCGGGAAGCAAGCCACTCATCGGACTCGGCATCCGAAATGACGTTGTCAGCCAATTGACGATCCTTCCTGCTGCCCGCGTTTAGCATTTCGGGCAATTCCTGATCCCATGCTTCCTGCATGGCGAATTAGAGGGACGGACAACCGTACGGCCATCCGAAAGACGCTCGGCAGTATCCAGAACTACCAAGGCCGCGCTTCGGTCCAATCCGCCAGTTTGCGTGGGGATGACAGTATCGGCAGAAATCTCGCCGTCTTCATCGAGCATCCAGCAGCAACAGCCCCCACAATCCTCACAAGCCAGACACCGAGGGCACTGGTGATGACGAACAACCATCGGAACCTCCCGCTGCCTGCACGCGATGCAGACACGTCGAAGGGGTAGTCGTCTATGGCGCCGCCAGGCAGGATGGAAGCC